GGTCCCTGCGCCACCGGCAGTCGGCGCGGTCGTCCCTGCTGTACCGCCAGCCCCCGAACTAGACACCCCGCCAGCACCGCCAACTTGGCCGACGTTCGCGGAGCTGACCCCGCCGCCACCGCCGCCGCCAGCAGCAACTTCACCGAACCCCGAACCGCCTTTCGAGCCACCCGTGTTTGCCGTAGCCTGCCCGCCAACCCCAGGCGGAGCGTCGACAGCTCCGAAGTTACCGTTACCGCTTTCGCCACCAACGATGATCGACCCGCTGCCGTCCCCGGCAGCCCCACCGCGTCCACCGCGAGCGATGATCTTCGACCCGATGGACGAGTCTGTACCGGCAGCGCCCACGTTGCCGTTCGTCGAGTCGACAGCGACAGCGACACCACCTGCGCCGCCAGTTGCCGAAACCGTAATAGCTTCCGACGCGGCGAGATCGGACAATCTGACTGTGCCGCTCATGCGCGCCCCGCCACCACCACCGCTGCCGCCCGCACGTTCCGTCGACGTAGCCCCACGTCTACCCGACCCGCCACCGCCGCCAGCAGCACCGATAACGTAAGAACAGACGGTGTACCCAACCGGTTTCGTCCACGTCCCGATCCCGGTGAATATCTGAATGTTTGGAGCCACCGCAGCAGGAAGAACGATCGCGTTCACCAAACCCGCCTCGTCGGTGTACGACAGAGTGCTCGTCCCACCGTTCCACTCCAACGTCGTCAGCCGCTCGCTGACCTTGCGACATACCCCACCCGTCGTCGCTACGAACTGGCTCGTCGACCCCGCAGGCGCAGTCGCATCAGCGAACGCTTGAACGAACGCGCAAATCGCCGCGCTGTCAACATCGAGGGCTTCACCGCAACACGTCATATCAGCGGACTCTACACGACGACGGCACGCGCGACATGCGTAGCCCCCGCAACCGCGCGCGCTTCTAACTCCGTCGCATACGTCTCAGAGTGGTCGTCATACCCATCAAGATCGTCACGCGGGACAAGCACATACCGGATCGTGCGCCCTGACCGCAACACCCCAGCACCCCGCTGCACAGCACTTCCACAGCACGCCATTCAGAGAACCTCCTCAAACCCGATCTTGCGAGTAGCAACCCCGTTGCTGACAGACCCCGACACGCTTGTCACCATCAGCTGCAAGTTACCGTGCGCGGTACTCACCGCCGCACACATACCAGGAGCGATACTGGTGAACTTCCAAGGCGCATCACACCCCACGACTGCCTCAAACGGCGAACTAGCTCCGTCTGTCGCGGTCGAGAACCGTGCCCGATCAGTCACCAAGGCCGTCGCAGCCGCTACGGCTGAATCGTCATCGAGATATGAGTCCTCTTCCAACAACCGCTCAATCAGCACCGGCCACACCGGGTGAACCCCACCAGCCGAACCTTCTACCCCGAGCGCCTCGTCGCCGTACACCGCGGCGTGTGTCGTGAAGGAATCCCCATCACGATTGAGAGAACTAAACTCCTTGAACTGATTGACGGTCACAGGCGGCAACTGCGCAAGACAGTCATCAATGCAGAAGAACCGGATACTTCGACCGTGGACGCTCATGTGCATCAGCTTCCCGACGATCGTTTCCAGGTGCATTCTCCATGCCGTGTCGAACACGCCTCGCGACTTGCGTTCATGCAGAGTCGCGCACGGCGACACCACCATGTAAGCGAGCAGGTTCGGGTCGACGGGCGACAACGCGTTAGTCGCGATGAAGTTCACAATGTCTGATATCGGTTGCGGTGCCCCGGTGTAGTCGAAGTTGACATGAACGAACCTCAACGCGAACCAGTAGGGCGCGTCATACGCAACAATCTGCATCGTCCCCTTCCGTTGCAGCGGTAACGGCACATACCGACACGGCCCCGCGAACGCCAGCTCCCCATCGTCAGTAACACGCAGTTCGTGAGTGAACGGGTGCGCGTTCAACAGCGTGTCTGAACAGTTCTCGATCACCGCATTGGCAATGCCGAAACCATCGAGAGTGTGATCCCAAGTCAACGACTTGTAGGGCACGTCAGTTACTAACGCCGCATCTCCACCGACGTTGTAAACACCGACCTGAATACCAGATGATCGGCGGCGCGCCATTGAACGCGACGCCCCAGGGATAGGCGGCACGGTTCCAGCCCTTGGCCGGAACAGCAGCAGCAGGCTCATCGGTTACCCACCAAACTCATTGCTACTCGGTAGCAGCGACAGCCACGGGGATGTCGGCTAGTTCCGACTTGTGGACAGCGACCGCTACACCAATGACCTGCAACGCTTCGTCTGACCGGGTGACACCCTCCGTGTTGTTGGTGGCCTCAGCGACCAGCCGGTTGAGGTGGTGTTGGTAGGCTTCGCTGGCGAATTGGAGTAGCCGCTGGTTCAGGATGTCGGTTTTCATTCCGTCCGTGAGCAGCGACACGTCGGGTGGTGCGATCTTGTCGGCCATCGCGGTCTCCTTCTTGGATTGTTGGGGTTTCATCGGGTGTACCAGGCGTAGGTCATGCACAGCGACCATACGGCGGTTGAGAATCCGAGAGCGAACGCGATCATCAGTTGACGGCGATGATATGCCAGTTGGCGTTATCGGAGACGACGGTCACGAACTTGTATTGTGCCGTCAGGACGTAGGTTGTTGCGCCGTCGATGGTTTGCGAGGCGGTTGTTGCGACGGTTGTGTTGTTGGCGGATGCGTCGGTTCGTTTGATTGTGTACTGCCGTCCGGTGCAACCGATTGCGGTGGGAAGGGTGACGGCGTGCGCTCCGGCGGTTGCGTCGGATGTGATGATCGAGTCTGTCGCTGTGATCGGGTAGGCGGCGATCTTGTGTGCGTAGGCGGTAGCGATCGGGCCTGCAACATGCAACCTGGATGTAGGTGCGGTTTGACCGATACCGGTGTTGCCTCGCAGCAACGTTTCTGTGACGGAACTATTTCCGAGCACCACCTGATTAGATGCCGTCGTGAACGCCTGATAACCCAACGCCATCGAGTTTGTGGCCGTCACCAGTTGCGAAGCATTGTAGCCAGCGTCGGCACCCAGGAAAGAGTTGGTGGACCCTGTGGTTATTGAACGGCCAGCGTTCGCACCGACAGCAGCGTTGTTGGCACCGGTCGTGTTCAAGTTGAGAGCGCTCACACCGACAGCAGCGTTGTTGGCACCGGTCGTGTTCAAGTTGAGAGCGCTCACACCGACAGCAGCGTTGTTGGCACCGGTCGTGTTCAAGTTGAGAGCGCTCACACCGACAGCAGCGTTGTTGCTGCCGGTCGTGTTGTACCTGAGCGCGTTCACACCGACAGCAGCGTTGCTGCCGCCGGTCGTGTTCAAGTTGAGAGCGTTCACACCGACAGCCGAGTTGTTTGCACCGGTCATTGTCAGGTTGCCGGAATTACCGAAGAAAAAGCTGTTGAGCGCAGTCAACCCCCGCACAACGTTCACACCGTTATATCGGTAAGCCGAACCTGACACAATGTCGATCTCACCCGCAGCAGTGATCTTCGCCAGCACCGTCGCCGCCGAACTCTGAACCTGCAACAGATCAGCCGATTGTGCAGCAGCACCCTGGACGATCACCGGGACGGCAGCCGCCGTCGCAGGCAGAAACGTGTTCGGTCCGGCAGTGAACGTGTTAGCCAACCCGAGGATCTGATCGTAGGGCGTGTAGACCGGCATCAGGCTGTCATCTCCGTGATGTACACCGAACCAGACGAATTAACAGACCAGATACCGTCAATCGCACCTGTGAACACGGGGCTGGGTAACTCCAAGATAGCTCCGGCAACCAGCTTGTACGTGTAACTTGTCACGCTTGCTGTCGCACCAAACTTCACGTAAAGAACCGACGTGGAGTCGTTCGTGAAGATCGCCCCCATGCGAGACGTGTTCGCTCCCAACAACGAGACACTCGCTGCCGAATCAGGCACAGCGGACAACGTCGCGGTCGACGCACGACCCGGCAGCATGAACTGTTGACCACGACGATCAGCAGCCAGCGACACCATGTCACCATCAGCGGACATTGCTGTCGGGTTCGCGTTCGACGCGCGAGCACCAACCCTGAGCGTGTTGCCGCTGATTGCAGCATCGTCGGCGACACCGGCAAGAACACTCCCAGTCTCACCAGCAACCGGCATACCCGAACTGGTGGTGACTTTCGTGAACACCCCGTCCGCACCAAACTCGTTCTTCACATACTGATGCTGCGCAGTGCCGTCATCATCCGTGGCGACCGGGTAGTCGGTGAGAACACCATTGTCGACGAGAACGTTGTCAGCCATTGCGAAAATCTATCACGACTTACGGCTCGACTTCGCGAGCAAGAATCTGGATCGTCGCATCCGGCCCGGTCGCCGCGCCATCAGAGCGGATACCGATGACGTACTTGCATGACGGGAGCCGTAGACACGGATCGTGGAATCGGCCACCGACCCCAGCAAACACCGACGCACCGTTGACCGGTCTGATACCAGGCTGCTCGACACGCACTCCGCACATATCGCGCGTCAGTCGTGCACGCGCCGGAACGTAGGAAATCGAGAACCCGTTGCACGGGTTGCAGTCGTTGTAAAGCCCAGACGAATAGTCGTGCACCCCGAACTGTGGCCAGATCAGCACTTCCAAGTTCTGCAACTGCACCGACCCCGCGTTGACGATCACTTCCAGCTCGGAATCGAAAGTGCGGCCACCAAGATCAATGACGAAATACTGCTCCGCACGGAACAGTGGCGGGCAGAAGCATGAAACTGTCGAATCCGCGGGCGGTACAAGAATGGGTGACGAGCAGTTCGGGTCCACCAAGAAGTCCGAAGCCTCGACACATTCAATCGTCGCGCAGGGCACCAGCACGCAATCGTTCAGCCCACCGACCGGTAACGCCGTCAGCGGCAGGAACTCGTAGCTGTCCAAGAACAGGTCCGCGTTAGCTTGCATCGTGAACATGATCCGAGTCAACGGCTTACACCCGCACGTCCCACACGAAATCCCCGACCCTTCAAGCACAGAAGGCTGCTCGACCATCTTCGCGTTCACCAACGTGCGCCACGGCGAAGTCGTCTCAGCCGGAGGCACCCACGACCCGCACGCAGACGGAACCTCTTGCGGGATACACGACATGAACCGCAACCGCGAACCTGAACACTGGGAGTCCCCGCAGCACCCGGCGAGTACCTTGCGGAGCGCGCGTAACCCAAACGCGACAGAGCAACACGACAGCCCATGCAGGATCGCCTCGAAAGTCAGCGTGTACCCGTTCGACACGACAGGCTCGAACCCGATCGAGTTATCACAACGCGCGGTCGGATACGACGTAACAGTCTGCGTGTTCGCTTCCAACCCGCTGACCTTTGTGACCTGCATCCCGAGGAAACTCGCGGACTCAGGACGGTTCACATCCCACCACCATGCGTCGTCGTCGACCGGATTCGTGTACGGCCCGAACGTGTACGGCGTCGACTCCCCCGCGGTCGGCATCCACGGCTCCACATCAGGGCAACACGCGTTACGAACCTTCCCCGCGTTCACGCTATGAGCCTTCACATAGGCGAGGGTGCGCGCACAGTTCCACAGATCGAAGAACCCGTTGCGGTTACAACCGAAGAACCCGATCGCCTCAGCCGTCACCCGTCCACCATCCTCGCCTTGTTCGCCCACCAAATCTTAGCCGCAGCATTCTCCGCCGAACCCCCGACAGCCTGCACCGTAATCGGTGGCATCTTCGCGACCGCTTCCGCGACCTTCCCGAGTCTGCGTGTCATCGCATCCACACGCGCGACTAGCGGCGACAAGTCCTGCACCGCTACAGCCGCAGGCGTCGCGTGAGCCTGACCGAGCATTCGACCGGTCTCCTTCCAGATCGCTACCGAACGATCACGCCACTTCGGAGCCATCGAAATGAACGCCTCACCCTGTGTCGACGGTTCCCCATACATCCAATGCGGTCCCTGAGCAGCCTGTGCCGCGCCGATGAAATGCGGTGCTGTCGCCTGCAACAACCCGCCAGCCTCAAACCGGCGGATGACACCGCCAGCCTCAAACGGACCGCCGAACCGCAAGTCCCTCATCTGCCGCTCAAACTTCGACGAATCAGCCTCTAGGACGACCCGTAGCGTCCGCTCTGCGGTGACCTGGGCTACCAACGCCAGAATCTTCCGTTCAACTTCAGCAGAGGCTTCAGGGTCCATTTCGGGAGTGATCTCAGGGAAGTAGCCGCCCTCATTGAGCTGTGCGAGCGCATCAAGTTGCGCCTGAGCATCATCGAGTTTCCCAGCGTCAATGTTCGCCTGAATCGACGCCGCGATCACCGGCGACTGCTTCGCAAGCTCAGATACCGCCGCGGTCATCGCTATAGCAGATTGCTCGTCCAGCACAGTCTTGAACGTGACCTCGTTCGCCCCATACGCACCCGACGCGAGCGCATCATTGAACGTCTGAACGTCACCGCCCGCCTTCACGAAGTCGGCGCGCAGTTGGTCGATATTCGCGCTGAACCGCGCCTCAGCTAAGAGCGGGTCGCCCGACTCGTCGTAAATCGCCTGCGCTTCAGCAGTGAACAGGCCGATCGCTGACGCTAACGCCGCCTGATTATCACGACCTACAGCGAATGTCGGGTCGAGCGTCACCCCGATCTTGCGCTGCTTCGTGAACACTGAGTCCTTGCCGTCTAGCTTGTCGATCAACTCCTCAACTGCTGCTGTCGCTTCACGCAAGCTGATCTTCTTCCCGTTCAGCTTGTCCAGTTCCTCACTCACGCCTTTCAACGCCACGGACGCACGCTCAGACGGTGTAGCGAGCGCGCCGACCGCCGTGATAAGCCCCGTAAAATCAGTCGTGCGGGTGTCGTCCAGCAGCCCCTTTGCCTCAGCCAGTTTCGTGAGGAACAGATCAAGTTGCCCCTGTGTCGTGATGAACTCGACGTTGCCGATCTCCTTGAAGTTCGCGAGCAGTTTCGCTGCAACCGGATCAGACGCAGCTAGCGCTTCGACTGACGATCGAATACCACTTCCGAGTAGCTCGAACGTCTCAGTCGTGAACAATCCCGCTACTTGCAGCGCGCCGAACGCGCCGGTCAGACGGCGCGTAGCATGGTCAGAGGCTATAACCCCGTTGTTCAGATCGGCGTAGGCGCGTACGGCGCTGGCAGCTTGAGCGTCAGTCGGGAACACTCCCGAGAAATCCGTACCGCCCTTGCGGACAGCTTCCAAGAAAGCCAACGTCTTGTCTTGCGGGACGCCAATGGCTATGAGCGCCTGCTCAGCAGACGTGAACCCTTCCCTGAGAGCTAATGAAGAGGCTCGTATATCTTCCGGGGTCCCGAAGATTGAAAGTCCCGCGCCTGAGGGAAGTTCGATCTCCCGCAAGCCGAGCAGAGCGTCGTTCAGAATCCCGAGTGTCGTCTTGGCAAGTTCCCCGTTCTCGACGAGCAGCGCCAGCGCGTCGGCATCACTACCTAACGCAGAAATGTTCTCGATCAGCGCGTCAGTGACGCCTTCAGTGGCGGCTCGAAACGCTTTCTGTTGCTCGCTGGGGCCGTCGTCGCGAAACAGAAGGAACGCTGTCGTTGCCCCAGCTATCAGCAGTGTCAGCGGCCCAAGTGCACTCGCCGCGAGGGTCGCCCCGGTAGCAAACTCCGCGCCGAGAGTGACCACAGCAGTCCCGAGAGCGACAGCCGAGAGCGTGGCCGCGATAGTAGCGACTTGCCATACGATCAAGGCGTAAGTAAGTGCTTCGATTACCCCAACAGGGATAATTCCGATCACAGTCCCAAGCGCTTCGACGACTGTTGCGAACACTTCCAAGATCGGCGCGCCCGCATCGACCGCTACGAGTAACACTTCCAAGACGGTGACGAGCGGGTCGATCAGACGCGTGAGCAGCGGCAGACCTTTAGTGATAAGCGGACCGATCACCGTGAGCAACCGTCCGAACCCGTCGCCTACAGCCTCAATGAACGGGATCAGACGCGGCGCGGCGTTAGTCACGATCGAAGTCAGCGCCTTGCTCACCGTCGAGAACACGCCTTCAAGCTCCCCACCAATCTGCGCCGCGGAACCGAATACGTCGACAACGGTGCCCACAGACAGCGCCAGCGGGGTGAACGATCCGCGTGCGAGGATGGAGATGTTGTCTTTCAAGGTCGAGATTCGACCGTTGAGCGTCACTGACTGTCGTTCCATCGCCCCAGCAGCGCCAGGAAACTCGCGCATCCCTTGAATGAGGGCTTTGATCGCAGTGTCAGCGTCGAGAGAACCTGACTCGATCTTCTTTGTAGTCTCCTGCAACGTCAGCCCAAGCCCGGTTGCGATCGCTTGCGCAGCGTTGAAACCGGGGAGTGCCTCACGGATCTGATTCAGTTCTTGCGTCGCGACTTTGCCTTTGCCCTGAATCTGAGAAATCGCCAAGATCACACGGTCTACCGCGACAGTTCCTTGACCGAGAGTCGCTGCTACGTCACCGATAACGCCGAGCGTCGGTATCAGTTCGTTTCGGAACCCGCGCCCAAACGACGACAGTAGTTTCTGCGCTGCACCAGTCAACTGCTCGAACTCGAACGGAGTCTTAGCTGCGAACGTCTGCAGATCACCAAGGAAGTCGTTGGCGATATCAGCGTTCTGGAACAAGCCGGTGAACGCGACTTGTACCTGCTCGAACGATGCGACAGTCTGAACAGCAAAGGTGCCGATCGCCCGCGATGCGTTCTTCAACGCGTTCAGCAGAAACCCTGTACCGACTGTTATCGCCAACGTCTTCGCGATCGAAAGAACGCGAGATAGACCACCTTCAGCGGCATCGGTGTCAGCGGCGACATGCACAATCGGACGAACACGATCGACACGCTCTGCGGTCTGCTCGACCCCTACGAGCTTCGCTTGCGCATCCCCGCCAAGAGTCGCAGACGGCTGAGCATGAACACGATCGACCAGCCCGAGCGACTTCCGAAGATCATCAAGCCGCCGACTGGCAATATCGACCCTCGACGTATCGACCTGCGGCGTGATCTTCGCCGCACGGTCAATGTCTCTGACCGCGTTCGTGATGCGGTTCTTGATCGAGTCAATGTCGCCGCGCAGCCGCGTGTCATCCGTGCGCAGCGTGATAACTGCCTTGCCTACTTCACGATCAGCCACCAGTCACCCCCGGCATGGGCACCCCGAGTGACCGCAGCAGGTCCTCATCCTCGCGGGCGGTGATCTGCTCCACGGTCAATTGGCTATCAGGAATCGTCGAGAGCCAAGCCACTCGCTCACTGTAGGTCATCGGCTTCACTTCATCGTCGCTATCGGGCGTCGCGTTCTGCAACATGCGCATCACAAGAACGTCAAGCGCGAGCACATTCGGAAGATCAAGCCAGCCGTCGACGTGCGGAATCATCGCCGCGTCGTAGGCGGGGTCCTGCGCTAGATCAGTTAGCCGCGGGACCCATTCTGAGGGAAAGCGCCAGTCAACGCCTCCGTCAACGACTTCCCGGTCACGTCTTTGGCAAACCTGAATAGTTGACCGAGAGACGAGATCGACCATGTATCGAGCATCAGCGCCTCGGTGTCCGTCAGCATCGCATTGCATCCCCGCACCAGGTCATTCGCCAGTTCGTCCTCGAACCCGCGTGCAGCTTCCTCCTGCGCCAGATCGCTCATCCGTTCCGGCACCGGGACAGCCTTCTCGCCGCTGTCGATCGCATCCTTGTTAGCACGCTCGACAGCAGTAGCAGCACGATCAGATTCGATCGCATCGGTCGAGAGTTTCTGCATCTTCCCCAAGAGCCTGCTGTGAGCAACCTCCACATCAGAAAGTGTGCGCTGCTGGCCCCGAGACAGAACCCGACGAACCTTCACCGACACGCCTTCAGCGAACGGCACGATAGTCACGCCGAACATGGCATCAAGATCATCCTTGCTCATTTACAACTCTCCTTGTGTGTGGGACTAGCGAGATTGTACTCGCAACCCGAATCTACGCGCACCCCGCACAAGATATCTATTCGCTGCTACCGGGCCGACACGTTTCGTAAACACCCGTTGACCGGTCAGCCGGTCGATCCACGTCAGCACCCCGCCAGGCTTCCGCGGCAGAATCACCCCATGACCCTCATGTACGACCACCGCGTACGACGCGTCAGCGAACAGCTCTGCTTGACGTTTCCCTGTACGAGACACGTTCACAGAACCGCGCAGCCCGCCCTGATCTACCGGTGTTTCAGCTTGCACCGCTTTGCGTAGATCAGCAGCGTTGTCGGCGTACCACTGATCCCACGCGATATTCGCGACCTTCTCGAAATCAATCTCTGTCGCCATCGGACATTTTCATGTTCATCGACTCTAGAACCTCGTCGACAGTCGGATCGTTGGCGACACCCACGATCGGTGACGGCGCGAAGGTGTCATCAGCGGGCTGCTCTACCGCCTCAGCCTGCGCCTCACTGACGCTACGAGCCGTCTGCGACCGAGACACCCTCGCATCCGTTGAAGGCACTAGCCGCAACGTGGAGGGCCGATCAGCGACCTTTGTGACACGATCCCCGTAGTTCGCGATGATCTTCGCGCCCTCGTCGTCCGAAACTTCGATCAGATCACCGTTGCGGCGACCCAAGATCGGGGCGTTCATTCTCAGCAGCATGGCAAAAACTCCCAAACAACCTCAGCCCAATATTGGGCGCAACCCTCTGTGAGCGAGTGATTAGCGATCGTCACGTTACCACAGCGGCACATTCCGGCGTCGTTGATGCAGCACCGCAACGCCTGAATCAGCAGCCACGCCTCTTCGACAAGCATCAGCGCGAGCGCGTTGCGAACCGTGTCGACCGGTGGCGCACCGTTGATGCTCTTACCGTCGAACGCTGGCGCACAGTCCTTCACCGTCACACGAAACGAGTTAGTCAGCACAAGGTCACACGGATCGCAGCCGGTGATAATCCCCGGCCCCACGTTAGGGCCACGGTCGAACGGGCCGAGCGACTCGACGACAAGCATCCGCGGGCAGCACCCGTACGGCGAATCCACACCTTCAGCACCTTGAAGAATCAGCGCCGGTACACCGTCAGGACGGCCAGCTAGATGCTCAGTCGCACAGTTCGTCAGAAACGCCAGGACCTCTAGCGGATCGTTGAGACAGTCCGCCACGTTAGATGTTGTCGAGTGCCCGCAACTCGCAACCCTCAACAGGGTCGAGCGTCGGACAGTCCACCAAACGAATGTGGTCGTAACTGGTGCCCGCGGCGACGTTCGCGATCCACGGAGTCCAGTAATCCAACTCGTCGGGAGGCAAATCGAAGCTGGGGCCTGCCCCCGTCAACTCGAACAGCCGACCTGAAGGCATCACAGCGCGAGCCGTGTACGCGCCACGAACCGTCGTCTTGCCGTCAGCGGTGCGCTCCTGAGTGTCCTTCCACAGCTTGATCTCAGGGATCAGCCATGCGAGACACTGCGAGTTACCCGTCGCGTCGCAAAGCGTCGGCGTGTCGAACAGAATCTCAGCGCCGAGCTTCGGGCAGGCGGCGAGCTTCTCCCGGTCGAACCCGATCACGACCCCTGTGTCGAGCACAAGTGAGCCGTAACCGGTGAGCGCGTCAAGCGACCAGTTGTCTTTGCATTCGGTGAACGTCAACGTGCGGCCACGGTCGATCGGGCACGCCTGATCGTCGACGCACGTTTCGCCCGTCACGTCAGTAATCGTCTCGTCAGTGCCGTCGTCGATCACGTTCGCCCACTTGATCGACTCGAACCCCGTCCAGTCGAGAACCGTCGTCCCGGTTATCTTCATGCGTCCGCAGTCGTCCAACTCAAAGAGCCGGACGCGTCTGATCTTCTTCTTCTGGATGCAGGTCTCGTTCGTCATCATGCGCTCCTTGCGTAGTTGTTGTGGACTATACCGTGCCGGTCAAAGAGGCGCATGGATACCATCACGGCGCTACCGGAACTGGAATCTCTGAAGCCTCGAACCATTCAGACGGGTCGAGCATGCGCGACCGGCGACCCTTCGGACACGGATACGCGTCCAACGCCATCTTCACCGACTTGACCGCGAGCAACCCCGTTTCTAACCGCACCGTCACACCGTCACGCGTGACACTCACCGCGTTCTCCGGCACATCGCACACTTCACCAGCGCACGACTTCGCGAGCTGACACGCCAAGTCGACAGCCGCGAACAGCAACGCAGGACCAGGCATCTCACCGACAGTCACATCGACAGACCAAGTACCAGCCGCACCGTCAGGAACGTTCAAGTCCTGCGGGGGCCAACACCACAGCACACCCAAGATCGGCGGCAAAGCAGTCGCGTCAGCCTTCAACGGCACAAGATACTTCCCGCCGTTCGTGATCTCATACTCGGTCGCCGCGATCGCGACCCCATCAATTTTCACACCGTCGACCGAGATGATCGGGTAGGCGACATGCTCAGACAAGTCGTAGCGCTGCCAGTCGCAGCCGCCGTCGCAAATCTTCCCGCAGGAACACGTCTTAGTGCAAGGCCGGATACGCGTCGTGCAGATCGCGAACCGCTTGCACGTCTTACGCCACAGCAGATCGACCGCGACCGCATAGAAACGATCGTCAACAGGGTCGATAGAGCAGGCACACAGATCGGTGTCAAGCGGCCAAATGATCTGCGTAGAAACAGGCTCAGCCGTGTTCGGCACCCAACCCTGAGACGAAGTGATCGGACAGTTCAATACCACAGCCGGAACCTTACCCGCCGCTCGTCAAGCCGGTCACGGAGCAACACCTAGCGCGTCACAGCTCTCGCCACGAGACGAGACTCTCTCGTCGATCACACTGAGAATCGGACCCGTAGTCGCAGAACCCGAATCAGCGGACAACACGATCATTCTGAGAACTAGCCACAGATCGTTACGGCCCTCAGCGGCCTCAACGCACGAATGATACGCAGCGCGATGCACAGCCTCACGCGCCTCGACAGCCGAACGTAAGTCCCCCTGACGACTCGACTCATCAAGCGTTTGTATCTGATAGATCACCGCCGAGAAAGCGAAAACAAGAAACGCGCTGATCCCAAGGACGTGTTTTACTCGCCCGGTCACTTCTCTGTCTAGCCACACTCTGACGCGACCGAGGATCATCGTAAGACTGCGAATCATCTTGACTCCCTCGCGCTGTAACCCCGAGCAGCAAAGTGACCACCGTGCCTGACAGCACAGCGATAGCGGACACGACAGTCGGGGTGAGCGCGTTCGGATTGACCGTCGTGAGATAGACGAGCACGAACACGACCGTCACAGCGAGCAGATACGCGATGCGACGCGACGCGATCCCCGGCCTGTTCATGTCTCATCATCCATACTCGCTGGACAACTACCCTTAGGGCGCAATCCCGGCAACCCATGCCGCCCCATTCCAGTACGCGGTAGAAGCATCGCCCAGCACAACCCTCTGACCCGTCGTCCACGCAGCGCCGACGTACACGCCGTCACCGATCGTGAGACTCGCAGCCAAGTCAGCGAAGTTGTCAGGCGCAGTCGACCACGCAGGAACGAACACGCCCGGGATACCAGCAGTCACGTTCGTCGGCTCTGTCCGCGGGGCATCACCCACGATCCACGTCGACCCGTTCCAGTGAGCGTGAGACGCATCGCCTAGCAGAACGTACTGACCCAACGACCACGGATTCACCGGCGCAGCAGTACCACCGACACCGACAGTCGGATCAGCGATGAGCGCAGCCAACGACTCAGGAATCGTCGCTCTCGACGGAGTGAACGAACCCGGCGCGCCAGCCGTAACCCCTGCGATCGCCGGGAGAGCACACCCGTCGCACGCTGGGATACAGAACACGATCTTGAACGAACCGCACGGATCGAACCGTACGACCGCTCGCCGCTCTGCGATCCTCTCGACCATGTTCTGTCGACGCTCGCTCAGCGAAGTCTCTTTCAACGCCGGAGCAGTCCCAACACCGAGCGCATACTCGACGTTCCCGGTGATATACGCCCATCCAGCGGTTTCGTCGATCACAGCAGCCGCCAGAACCCCGTAACCGGTCCCGAACACGACATTCACCAAGTCATTCACAGCAGACGACGAATCCCAGTACGGCGCAGCCCACGACGGGAAGTGAATCGTCGGCTTGTCAAAGATACCGACAGCCTGACGGGCCTGTAGCAGCGCCGTCACCGCGTTAGCCATGCACACCGCGCCAGCAGGCGTGATATCAGTCAAACCGACAAGCGACGGATTCGAGCAAACACCAACCTCTAACCCCGCGGTCACCCAGCCCTCAACGTTTGAGCGCAGCCAAGAATCAGCGACAGCCTGCCAGTTCCCAAGCGCCGAAGTACCAGCCGTGCACCCGATCACCTGATACACGTCGAACGACGAGAAGGTCACGACACTCGACGCGAGCGGCGACTCCTTCAGCGTCGGAACTTCCCCACTCTCAGAGTCATCACAGCACCAAGTCCCACCGGCAGGACACGCAGAAAGAACCTGCCAACCGAACTGCCATTCCTCAGGATCAATGTCAGCCGCAGCGTCACGCGCTACAGAGAACAAGCCACCCGCAGGGGGTGTTGCTTCGATGATCGGCTTCACGCGCTACCCCTTTCAGTAAGGCCCCCTCGCCCGTCGCGTGGACGGACGAGGGAGACGCTCACAGTGTTAGACGCAGGCGGCGCGCTTGCCGTTAGCAGCAAGGCCAGAGAACACGACCGTCGCAGCAGGCTTGCATCCGAGCTTCGCGAGGCCCTGGGACAGCTCACCGAACCATGTCACCTTGTTCTGGCGCTTGTTCGCCAAGTCGGGGATGATGCCGAACGTGTCCCCGCCAGGACTCATCATCGCGAAGTCGTTGCTGTCGAAGAGGCGGATACGCCACGTCGTCGGACGAGCCGGGACGGCGATAGCGACACCGCCGGGGGGGTTGATCGGCAAGAACGGCGACCACGGCCCGGTGCCAACAGCGTCGGAGAAGTCCGGCGTGACAGCGATGCGACCGAACCCGAGGTCCCTGAACAGTTCCTCAGCAGCCTCAGCAGCCTCACGCCCGTTGCATGCCATCGCGTTGTCAAGATGCAAGTGCTGCAACAGACCGGCCTCGATGCCGATGGTGTAGCCCGACATGTCGAGCTGACGGTTCGCCGCAGCGAAAGCGCCCATGAGCCGCCCGATCACGTCATACACCGTGATCGTCGCACCGAACGTGCCAGCCGCCTGCGTGTAACTCGACGAAAGATCGTCGAACATGCGCAACAGCTGGCCGTCACCAACGCGAGCGGTCGCTGCACGAACCGCCGAGATAGCGGAACCGACAGCCTCCGGCGAGGTCATCGACTGGAACACTGGCATCGAAATGCACTGTGTGACAGCTTCGACCCCAGCGGTCACTGTGGGCAGACAGCCAATGTCCAGGCAGTCCTTCCAAGTCGTCGGGTCGGCAGGGTCAACAAGGTCCTGCTGCGTCTGATCCCAGGTGTTCACGCCGCCGATCACGTCAGCGATGCCGAACCCGCGGTAGAACTGGATTTGACCGTGAGTCGACTGAACCTGACGGAACCACGACGGGACGTACCGCTCAGCGTTGTCGCATTGCGGAACGTCGCGCAGAATGTCAGCGGGACCGCAAATGTCGAACGGGTCAGCCGCAGCGACCAAACCGGTCGGCGTTGACTGTGCCGTCGCGTTACGAACCTGCTCAGCGAAGATGCGAGTGTTCTCGCTACGCGAGTTGTCCGACGACACGATGCCTGCCGAAGCCTGCATCGCCGGGGCCAACGTGACGAGCGGAAGCGACTTGCCGTTCTGCCCCTTGTCGTGAGCGAACTGACGCACCATCGCGCCAACATCGTCGAGCGTCACAGCCTCGTTGGCGCGGAACGCTCCGAGAGTCGCCGCCGCCGAAGCAACAAGCGTCTGACGTGGCGCTGCAACATCGTCAGCGGTCACCGGCTCATGTCGAACCGACACAGCAGCCGAGAGCGCAGCAGCAGCAGCCATCGCTTCAGCCATGTCAGCTTCCTGACCGACTACGAACGTCTCCGTAGCAGCATCCGAAGCAACAGCCTCAGGAACCGGGACAGTGGGCAGGTCGTTGACCGCCTCGACCGGTGCAAGCACAACGGTCAGAGCCTCAACGACAGCGTTGGTGTCGATCGCCAAACGGCGATGCTCTTGCGCTTCAGCGAGAGTCAACGTCCCCGCCTCGCGTGCGGCAGCCAGTTCAGCCAACCGTGCAGTGTTCGCGGCGTGACGATCACGCAACGCGTCCGCGCTCAGGGCCTCAAGCCCAAGGATTTCATCACTCATTTGGGGCCTCCGCCTCATCGGTTGGTGCTTCTTCTTCAGATGGCGGGGCGTCGTCCGCTAGTACTTCTTCTTCGGTCACTTCTTCTTCGGGCACTTCAACAGCTTGCGCCGCTCTCTGTGACCTCGACTTCTTCACTGAAGTCCCCGGCCCTTCGAGAATCTCAGCGCCGTACATAGCAACAGCGTCGTCAGCTTCAGCCTGAGTGCTCGCACGCGAAAGATCGCCGTTCTTGTAACGGAGCAGAAACGTTCCGTGTACCGGATCGACCGGACTCATACGCAGCGCACCCGAGCCGCCGCAGCCCTTGCAGCCGCTCACAGACTCGCCACTTCTACTTCAGACGCGATGATGTTTGCCAGCGCAGCCTCAAGGTCATTGATTCGCGCTTCGAGTAGAGCTAAGCGCTCATCCCCTTGCGCTCCCGCAGCCGTGAGAGCTCCATTGACAACTCGATCAATCCGCTCGCCTGCAGCCGCAGTGATTTCAGCGACAGCAGCTTCGAGTGGATCAGTGTTCTTACAATCGCACGTCATAGCGCGCAGGCTAACAGCACAGCCCGTCACTAACCGCGCATGGTCGCGCGATCAGACGTGAGCGAGAGCTTCAGCACCCGGATCAAAGTCGGGGTCGATCCCCGCACGATCGCAGAACGCGACCCACATCGCACGCTTCGGGACTTCCTTCGGGCCGCGGAACGCAGCCACTTCGAGATTCTCGAAGTCCTCCTTCGACTCGACGAACTTCGCCGGGTCAGCGTAGAAACGTGAACGTGCGACACCCGCGGCCATCAGATCCGCGAACGGTTCCAGCCCGTCCTCTGCGGTAACAACGTCGATCCCCGCCTGCGTGTACCGATCCCACGCGGCGACAGCAGCCGGGGTATCGGCAGCGGTCTGCGACCATTCATCGCGTGCGTCTTGCTCGACGCTCAACGCCTGAGCCACCTTCTGACGTGCATCTAGGTAACCGGAAACGTCACTCATCCATTGCTCCTTGTCTTTGAGGGGTGTTCATCCGAACGGGAGAGAGGCGTCGCGACCACTAGCGAGAGTTTCAGCCCACCATTCCACGGCCACAGCGTAAACCTTGTCACGCTCAGCAGACGGCGGGATCATTGACTCAGAGAGCGGGATACCCAGCTCAGCTTCGACGTACAGACGTACCACCTGCTCAGTGGTCAGATCAGACGGCTCAGCCTCACCGTCGCCCTCGAATATCGCCGGGTCAAACGTCACCATACAGAATCTCCTTCGCTCAACTTACAACGCTCATTGTATCACGGATTGGGGCGTTTGCGGGGCCGTTTCGCCATAAACGACTTCCAAGCCGCCGGGTCGTCGATCACGAGTTTCCCGCCCTCAGAGTGAGCGATGCCGACGAGCGACTTCCCGCTCATGTTCTCCGTCAGCGAGATACCGTCGAACAGCGGGACCATCTTCTCAAAGTTCCCAGCGACCTGCGCGTGACCGTGACGAAGAACAGCCTGAGGAACAGTCCTTGATCGCGCCCGATTCCGACCGAGCGCGTCATTGACTGACGTGGTGACGTACACGCCTTCGGCCCGATAGCCGTGCGAACGGGCTTCAGCGACCTTCGATGCCACCGACCCGACGTTCCCGCCAACACCGTCGATCGTCACGTCGAACCGTTCACCGAGGCCGCGAGTCGCGATCTGCTTCGCTATGTACGAGGATTCTTCATGCGTGAAAGCGACACCCTTCTTGGGGTTGTACTCAGGCAGTTCCGCTTTGATCGCATCAGGGTCGACCTTGAGCCCGGTCGTTTTCAACACCGTCGATTTCCCTGACGCCGCGCCACCACCAAGCATCGTGAACGACGGCGGCGGTGAGTCTGAGACTCGACCTTGCGCGAGCGTATCCCCGATGATCCGTTCGTGTAGCGCGTGACGTTCAGCCGTGAACCGCGTCCCACCTTTGCCGTCCGATTCGAGATGCGCCATCGCTGAACCTTTGGCGAACGTGGCGAGCGTCTGATCGTCGAGCGTCGGACGGTTCTTGCGCGTGAACACCGGGGCAGTCGTCGAAACCTTCCCGCGCCCAGGGACACGGCGACCGCCCAAACCGAAACGGCCACCCGGCTGCCCCGTCGCCCCCGCGAGGAAGGCGGCGACAGCGGACTCGCCAGGATTCTGTGCAGCAGCGAGAAACGCTCGCGTAGCTGACGGCGCTACTTGAACGCTTGAACGCGCGAGTCGTTCAAGCAGCTCGCCACGCCAATCGAGCGGCTCCCAAGACGTGACCAGCGCGTTAGCCGAAGCGGCCATCGCGAACTGCCGCCGCCCCGCCGTGTACGCCGAACGGAACCCTGGCGTGTTCACGACCTGCGCCGCGATCATCCGATAGCGGCCCTCTTCCTCGATCCACCGCCAATCACCCGACAACGCAGCCTTCGAGATCACGAACCGGTCGCGCTCTGACAGACCAGGAACTAGATCACCGGAAGCCCAAATGCCGTGCTCATCTTCGCGGTAGGTGACGACCGCAGCGGCGTACCCGGTGTCGGCATAATGCTGAACCGCCGCGGACACCGGCAGCCGAATGTCGGCGTGCGGTAACCCCATCGGGATGATTGCCTGCGAACCCGCAACATGCGCGTAGCGGTAGCCGTCACCGTCGACGGGCGGTTGCACACATTTCCCGCGGCCTTCGCCGCCGTTCAAGATGCACGAACCCCACGGTGCGACCAGCGCATCAAACGACCCAAGGTGGCGGGCATCCAAGATGATGAGCGGGTGCGACGAGTCGACAAGCGGCGACCAACCGGCAGGCGCAGCGGTCAACGGCTTCTTCGCTCGCGTCACGTTCGGCTTGTCAGCCACCACTATCGCTGACCGATCAAACACGACATAGTAAGACTCCGAACCGCCCACAACCCCAGCCGGAGGAATCCGCATAATCTGCGCGCCCGCGGTCATCGCCCGCAACCCTTGCTGGGCTTTGCTCTCAGGGGCATTCGGTGAGTAGTCCACGATCCGCGCATCACTCTTGATACCGATGGTAGTGACCAGCCCACCGGTGCCGCTTTCCGTAGACGGGAATCGCACCATCCGCCCATACGCGTCCGCTTCAGTCATCGACGGCGTTGTGTAAGTCCCATCACCGAACCGGCCTGAGCCAACCCAATGATCTCCGTGAACAAACTCGTCGTGAAACTCAAACGCTGACCCGGGCTGACCCGGCGAATCAGCATTCCCGCGATGCACGACGATCGCAATGTCACGTCGCGCTCGCACTTCGTCAGGAGTACCGACGACTTCAGGCTTCGACTTGTCAAACCCGAGTCGCTGATACGCCCACGCGGTCGGCTGCTTGCTCGGCGTGTCGGCATAGCGAGTGCCAGCGAAGTGCGCAGCAAGCCCAGCCTCATCCGGCATCTCATCGAGATTGAACCCGCGCCCCGGGTTACGCACACCGCCCTTACCGAACCGCCCACCAGGCTGCCCCGTCGCTCCCGCAAGGTACGCGAGAGTCGCGCTCATGCCAAGCCGAGAGTGATCGCACACGTACAGTTATGAACTACGATGGATTCGGCCAGATACCATCCAGTCACCGTTTGGAGATTGTAGACATGCCCCGCAAACCACCGCCGATTGACCTTGACGATCTGATCGAACGCTACGCAACCGGCGAGTCCCTCAAGACTCTCTCCCAAACGCTCAGCATCGACCGAACCACGCTCACCCGCAGACTCCGTGCTAACGGAGTCAGAATCAGAACTATCACCGAGCAGACCATGATCTTCGCCGCTGCTCAGACTCCCGAGTACAGAGCCGCCAGAGCTGTCAACGCTCACGCCGCCAAACGTGGCGTTCCGAACTCTCCCGAGCACCTTGCCCGAGCTGCTATCGCTCGGCAGGCCAACCCGCGATGCAGCGCCAACGAAGTCAGACTCGCTGGCTGGCTCGCTGAACGCGGAATCGTCACTGTCCCGCAAGTAGCGGTCGGCCCATACAGTTGCGACCTCGCTGCCCACCCCGTCGCCGTGGAAGTCTTTGGTGGCAACTGGCACGCTACGGGACACCACGCCCGCCGATTCTCCGAACGCACGCGTTACTTCCTCGATCACGGTTGGGCTTTGGTAATCGCCTGGGATCAGACCCGCGACCCGCTCAGCGTCCACGCAGCGGACTACATCGCTGCCTTCGTCGAGCAAGCCCGCAGCGACCCATCCGTGGTCGGTGAGTATCGGATGATTCGGGGTTGCGGTGAGGAACTGTCCCGAGGCCGTGGTCAACTCGATGACATCCCCCTCGTAATATCGCAGCGTCGCCCCCCGAGGCCCCGGTCCTGACACCACAGTCGAGCCGATGAAACAGTTGTAGTGATCGCCAGGGTATTGGGAACCGAACTCGTCGAACGACGACGCTGTGTACCCGTTGAACGACAGATGCACCGCGTCAGGCACCTTCGGAGTCCGGTAGTAGCCGTGTCGCCATGTGTACGTCAATGCAGGGCTACCAACGCTGTCGACGATCGAGTCGCGCGTCATCGGCCCACCAGCGGCACCGGCCTGGATTGTCGCCTCCAAGTCTTGCCCGCCAGTCACAGAGAGAGCGCGACGGACGACCCCCGTTGGTAGCTCAGCTTCGGCGTTGGTCTGATGCCCGCCTGAGCCGACACGAAACCGGGTGTAATCACGCATCGAGTCAGCGAGAGCCTGCCCGCCAGCCCGATACCGGTACTTGGGTGCGAACCCGCCGACCGCGGCCAGCAGAGCAACAGTGAACGCTCCAAGGGCGTGTTTCAAGTCCTGCTCAGCCTGCGTCGCGAGCGCCTTGTAATCGTCGTCAGTCACCAGCATTTCAGGGGTGATCCCGTACGCGGCAATGTCAGCCTCGGTGACAAGCGCAAGTTTCTCGGTCGACGTGTCGACAGTCGCCAGCCGTTTCTTCAAGTCTGACCCTGACGGCGCGATACGTGCGAGCCTGCGCGCCGCGTTGTCGATCGTCGCCGCGTATGCCATCCCCGCAGCCGCGGTCAACGCTACGACGAGCATGTGATCGACCTGAGATGCTTCCTCTAAGAGACGCTCAATCGGTGTCTGACGTGGCGCTGCGGTGAGCTGTCGCGGTCCTGCTGTCACCGCGGCCGCGACGCCGACCGGCTCTGTGACAGCAGGACGCGCGCCCGCGTCAGCAGCCGGGGCTGCCGCGTCGGCTTTGAGTCCAAAGGCCATAGCCCACAGATCAAACTCTGACATACCCTCAGGAAGCGGGATCGGGTCCGCGTCGACAGCCTCAGCGACAGCTTGACGAGTAGCCGCGCCGACTTTATACGCCTCCATCAGATGCGCAGAGTTATCGACCTTCGAGCGAATCCGGTCAAGATCAGGACCGATCGTGAACTGGCCTCTCGGCACTTCCCCAGTGATCGTCGTGTAAGCGTCCGTGAACACCTTGCGCATGACGACCCGCCAGATATCCGTAAGCATCAGAGTCGCAGTCGGTTCCACCGCGTCAGTAATCAGCGCTTCGAGAACGAACGCCTCATTCTCGAACTTCGCGACTCCCGGGCCGGAATGAATGTACTGCAACGGGGTGCGAACCGATCGGGCGAACGCGTAGATCGCTGAATCCTCGAGAGTTTGCGACTGCGGGTCAGACACGCGCCCTAGATCGACCGTTTCGAGTTTGTCGCCCAGCATCGGGAACGGCACCGAGTCAACGCCGCGCCGCTTGTCGTGATAGCGGCGGGTGTCAGCTTTCTGAGCGAGCTTCAAGTAGTCAACGAACGCGTCAGGCATCCCGTTATACGGCGAACCGTCCTCGTCCTGGTAGACCTCTGTGCCCTGCCCGAATAGCAGAATCTTGTTTCGCACCAGCGGCGAAGTCGTATCCGAATCTTGCCGAAGCTTCACATTGACGTACTCGCGAATGTGCGGCAACGCCCGCTTCAGATCGCAAGTCGGCTCACGCGGATCGCGGTCAAGCGGCTCCCAAGAACGCCACACCCGCTGGCCTTCGACCGGGACTTCGACCCATTTCTCAGTCATAGGGTCGCGGAACTTCACGATACGGTTTTCCCACTTCAGCTCGTCGCGGTGAGCGACAACGTAACGCCCATCGTCGAGACGCAGAATGAACGCCTCCCCATGCTTCAGCAGCAACCGAGAGTGACGATTCAGCAGCCCAGTCGTATCGCTGTACGGGCCGCGCCACGTTCGCCACACCCCAGCGAAAATCGACTGCGCTCTCTCGTCTGAGGAAACACGATCGCCGTCGTACAGCACAGCGCCACACGCGGCCACCTTCGCCGCCAGCAGATCGAGATACGAACCGACGAACCCTGGCCCCCACTCGTCGTACATATCCACTTCGGTCTGCCACGGAGCAAGAGCCGTCGCACGGTTCTGAGCGTTGTTCAAGTGCGCGCGAGAAACAGGCCCAGCCGCCGCTGTGATCGCTTGAGGCTGCTTAGCGCGCCATAGGCCCAACTCGGTTGTCCTTCTCGTCACGTCCCTAAGCGGTTGCGCGCAGGCTATCAGCCGACGCGGGCGCGAACATGGACGTGACGCGCAACCGCCCCGACGCTGGCTCGTGAGAGCGATGGGATCGGGGCGGTCTTGCATGACAACTTCACTGAAGTCGTTAGCAGCAACTCTACCGTTGTGGCGGGAAACTCACACCATCAGGCAAGTCTCGCTGGGCAGCTTCGTTGAGCCACCGCAACAGTCCGTACCCGACGATCCTCGCGGCCATGACGACAGCGATACCACGACCGACTTCAGTATCCCGCGAGAGATACAGCGCGAGTGAAGCCCACATGGGGAAGCACATAGCGCAGCCGATGACGTACTGCAAATGGTACGGGAGCCAGCCGCCCGCCTTTGAGAGTGTCTTGAAGTAGCGGTATCGCCACCATTGCGTGATCCGGTCTGAGATAGCGAGCTTCCAGATCGACGCCGCCGCCAGCCCGATAACGAGGACTTGTTCTATCACGACGGCTCAGTCGCGACAACGAGTGGTAGCTCGCGAATCCGTGCGAGCGCGTCGTCAACGCACAAGCTGGCTTCAGTCGAGTCGAACACCCCTGTCGGCTTTGGCTCCCAGCACACGCTGGCAGCCCCGGCTAGTTGGCCGACGACTTCTTCGATTGTCGATGCGTCTGCGAATCGGTTGGTGGTCATTGATTGCTCCTTCGTCGTGTGGGTGTTATCGCAATGCTATCTCAGGCGGCGACAGCGAGCGGCACAGCGCGCTCGACGAGCCATGTCGTGGCCTTCTGAGCAGCCTGCGCCGCGGTCAGCAGCAGCGACGGATCGGCTTTCAAGACTGCGGCCCAATGTTTGATGTAGCGGGCGTGGTCGTCACGCTGCGGTAGCTCCCCGAAGTTGAATGTCGCCGCGGTCAGCGACGCGCTGATCTCTGCGACCAGTTCCTCGGCAGCGTAGCTGTCAGACCCGAATCGCCCGGTTAGATCACGCTTCAGTCGTGACTCATGGCCCGACCAATGAGCCAGTTCGTGAGCGACAGTTCCTACGAAACCCTCAGATGAGTGGAAGTTCTCGCGATCAGGCCAGCACACGGTGTCAGTCGCCGGTCGATAGCAAGGGCGGTCGACAGCGTACTTGAAGCTGAGATTTGCGATCGCTGCAACGAACCGGGTTTCGGCTTCAGTCACTTCGATCGGAGTCGCCGGGGTTGCTTCCCATCCGTCCTGTTGCGCCGCGTTGAACACGGTGAAACCGACCGGGATGAGTCCACCCTTCGACTTCACGCCGTCGACAGCTTCCGACTTCGCAACCTCGACCCACTTGACCCCGCTCGTCCCGCGCTCACCCTTTCGGACTTGACCGCCGATCGCTGACCATTGCTTGTACGTCGCCCAGCGAGCTGTCGGATACTCATGCTCGATCTGACTCGCCCACAAGAGCAGAACGTTCACCCCGCGGTACGAGTTTCCGGTGCTCGCGTTTGTCGGGATCGACCCGCCGCCCGTCCAGCATGGCTTCCACGTTCCAGTCACGGTGTCGAGCGACCCGATCAGCGAGTCGACGAGCGCCTCAAGCGTGTCTTTCACCCTCATGCGGGCGACACCGCCAGCAGGAAGATTCCGAATGGGGTGCAGTTCCTCACGACGTTGACAAGCGCGTCGTCGGGCAGTCCCGCGGTCGCTTCCGCGTCGCGTGTCGTCCAGATGACTTGGCGGGCCTTCACCGCGCCGAGTTTCTCGACGGTCACTGAATAGGTTGAATCGGCTGGCGGAAGCGTCAGCGTCTTGGGCTTCTTAGTCGTTGTCATACTGGTGATTGTACCACCGAATCACCCCCGTTACAACGCTAGTTGTAACGTCTGATTGGGGACGAGTATGAAAGTTCATATCAGCAAATGCAAGAGTGCTAGCTGACACTTAGACCTCGCTGAGCGTCGATCTCAGCCGGGTCTACGCCCGTTAGCCGGTGACAAGCGCCCAAGACGCTGAACGGCGTGCTAGAGAGCGCTGAGCGAGCCTGCACGACTGATACCAGTGCCGCCAGCCTTGATCCCGAGGCCGTGTAACACCCAAACGAGCGCGTCGAGCCGGTCAGGTGAACCGTCGCCCGCCTTCTCCTCACCAAACACCCAGGAAGTCATCATTTCTTCAAGCAGATCGAGTCCCTTGACGTGCCAGATACGAAACGGAGGATTCGGTGCTGCCGCCCGTTCGTAGGCTGTCGCCGCCGGGATCGTCCGCTGCTCCTTCGACTTCGACGCGCTCACCGGGGACAGCCGAACGTCAGTGTGATCGCCACCGCCCGCTTCTTTCCACACTGACAGCCAAGTGTCCTTGCCTTGATTGTCCTCGATCACGACAGTACGCGCCCCGTACTTCACCGCGGCGGCGAGACAGATGCGCGCAGCCCCGACCGGGGAAGTCTTGCAAGTCAGATCGTCGATCACGAACACGTCACCGTTCGCTGTCTTGCCAGCCACGACGATGCCGTGAGCGTCAGACTTGTCTTTCGACGTGACCGCCGGGTCCCAGCCGATCACGACTTTCGTGAACACAGCCGGGAGCGCGTTCTGAACGATCCACTCTGTACGCCACTGCGCTCCCTCAACGTCATCCAACTCGCGACCATGAATCTCCTGCAAACCGAGCCGAGTCCCTTCGTACCGGTCAAGGACAAGACGAACGAACGACGGCGCAAGATTCGAGATGTTCTCATACGTCGACCCCTCCGTGAGTACCGTCCGCGTGTCGCGCGCTAGGACACGCAGCCAACGCCTACGCTTCGGTGTGCCAGTCAGGATCGCTTTCGGATTCCCCAACCGGTTGCCGAGCATCGCGTTGTTCCACGCATCCTCACCGTAGGACCAACTTGACGGCTCATCCCCAGCGACAAGATCAGACTGCAACCCGCGCAGCGCGTCAGGGTCCTCGCCGGAACGTATGTGACCGATCGCCCCGTTCGGCCACGTCAACAACCGCTTCGACGGCTCATACAACGGACGCGACTCCGGCGGATGAACAGCGAGCAGCCCGGAGAGCGGACCTTCGATCATCACGTCGCGCGCTTCAGCCGCGGTCGGCCCGATGAACGTCACCGCTTTCGACAACCCGCGCGACACCCGGTTCCGAACGGTCTCCGACAACGTTCTCGACTTCCCAGCCCCTCGACCTGCACGAATATACCAAGTGTCCCAATCATCATGATCGGGTGGTAGCTGCGACGGGCGCGCCCATAGCGACTCCCAAGAGTACGGAAGCACGTCAGCGCGTTCATGCGCAGTGAACGTGTCAATGAACGCCGCTACAGCTTCAGCGTGATCTTCCGGTGAGATCAGCGCCAGCAGACTGCGCTCGATAGGCGAGAACGTCGCCGGGTCCCTCGTCAGCACCGTGTCGGTCACGACAACGATGCTAGCTAGTGGGGCCGTCGCCCCGCACAGCCCAATGGATCAAATGACTGTGCGGGGACGGCTGCGACCGTTCAATAGGAAACTGAGGTCGGCCCCTTGTGCAGCCGTTACGCTTGCCAGCACGCTTCAGCGAGCTTGCCGAGATGGTACTCGTCGAGACACGCATCAATGTCAGCCGGTCGCCACCATCGTTGACGGCACCCTGGCGGCGCGCAGGACGACGGGGGACGTGATTCTCGTTGTAGTGAGCGCAGCGACTCAATCGACCACGGACGCGCCCCAGTCCACAACGGCTCAACGTCGACCGGGAGCGGGCGTGCGCCGAGCGTCGCCCACTTCGCCAACCGGACGGGCATCCCGTCTAGTTCGGCGCAATCTTCCATCAGTAGCGCGAGCGGACGCGGGTCTTTCACGACTGAGCGCGCTTTCAGGTTCGACTCGACTACGACCCAGCCGTCGCCGCGGTCAGCGAACGCAGCGAGACGTTGCACCGGGTCTGAGTAGCTCACCCACAGGAACCGTGCCCCGATCATCGTCGGAGAAACCCTCGACATGAGCCGTCACAGTGAATGGTCGTACCGATCGCTTCGTTCTCGTAGCCGGGGCCTGAGTCGATCGCTGAGTGCCCTTCGCAAGCTGCTGAAGCGCAGTCCTCGCACACCAGCCGCCCATCAGCGAGCCGGTAAGCGTCAGCCCACTGGCCCTTATCGTGGCCGGTGTTCCGGTCGACGATGATGTACTCCCCGACCTTCGCGCCGCCCTCAGTGTCGCACTCAGGGTCAGAGCATCGCGTCTCGTCAAAGTTCATGTCGTCGGGCAGGGTGTCATTGGCCCAGTAGCGCGGCTGACCAATCCGAACAGCGGCAGTCATTCGACTTCCAGCATTCCTGGGTGCTTCTCTTGCCCGAACAGCGGCTCCACAGGAATCGCGGCGAGAACGAGCAGCGTCGACAGCGCGTTCAGAAAGCACGCCAGCACAGCGCCGGTATGCAAGTTCCTATTCCCGACGAACTTCTCAGTGACGTACTCCGGCTGTAGGTGAAACGTTCCAGCCCACTGATAAGCGCGACCGAAGTTCGATGCGACCCACCAACCGTTCGGATGTGCCACGACTCGCCCGTGCGACATGCGACCGCCGCCGACAAGAACGACGTACTGAGTCATATCCCGCGGCGAGAACGACGTACACGACGCACCCGACGCGAGGATCGACCGTGCTGCATCCTCCGCCGCCGCCGCGACTTCCTCAGAATCGAACTGGCTCATGCTGCCGACGACTTGACAGTCACTTCGCGCCGACTTCGATGAAGCGGTCAGTGGTCAACACTTCGATCGGCTTTTCCCACGGCTGATCGGTCGCTTTCGCGATCACACGAACTGACGTAGTACCGCTCATGCCGCGAGCGCCCGGGGGTGCCCACAAGTCTGCGCGGGCGGGGCGAAGAACATATCCCTCGGCGTAGCCCTTGTCGCCCAGCGTCGTCCGACGTTTCGGGAAGTAACTCAGATACTTGCCGGTGCGAACACCGTTCAAGTCGAGCAGCATCCAACGTGTCCCGTACGGCCCGTCGAACGGTCGAGCCGGTACGAAGTCGCCGTCAGTGGTGAACAGCGCGGGGAACGTAGCCGTCCCGCCGTCGTCGACGATCCGAGCGTCGAGCCGAGCTTTCTGAGCGGACAGATCAGATGCCCATTGGCTCAGCGCCCCGTCAGTTCCGCAGCGCTCGAAAGAATCGGCTGCGTCTTGGGCGTGAGCGGCGGCGGTTGCCCGAAGTTCTGCCGCGGTAGTCGTCGTAGTCATTTCGTCACCGACCGCGAACTGATCTTGCCTGTTTCGAGTAGGAGACGCTCAAGGCCGACTCGCGCAGCGGTCACCTTGACGAACGACTCGCTAACGAAGTCGACAGCGACAGCCACAGCCACAGCGTCACGCGCTGCACACAGTTCGTCGACAGCATCTTCCCAAGCGGACACCGCCTCAGCTATCGCCGTGTCGTCACGGTTCGCTGATGCCAGCAACTCTTTGATGGACTTCGGTTCAGTAGTTGTCATACCGTCATTGTACCACCCCACAACGACAGTTACAACGCTAGTTGTAGGGGTTTCGTTTGCGGCGGTGAGCGAACGACTGAAGCGCCAGCCCAGCGACAGACAAGAACGCCGCAACCCCGACGAGCCAGAACAGCTCGATGCCAGTCTTGGGTAGCCCCTCGCCGTTCGGTCGATGCGTGCAGTTCGGGTGACTCGCGAACTTCTTGCACCACTGAGCGTATGACAGCGTGGAAGGCGTGCAAGGCTGAGCGAAGTACGCGCCTGACGGGTAGGTGGCGTCGGGATTGATGCAGAAGTCGGGGAACTGGTAACGACACGGCCAGACACCGCTGAATATGTCCTGGTAGTAGCAGCCGTTCGGGTCAGCGCGCATTGCTTCCGCTGGGTACCCGGTTCCGGGCGGGGCCTTCTGAGAATCGGCAGCGACCGGAGCGGAGAACGCAACCGGGACGAGCAGAGCAAGAACGACAGCTAGCCGCATTGTCTTAGTCATTGGAACACCTTTCGTGTGGGAGTTTCTAGACTAGAACACTACTCCGTAGTAGCGGGGGAAGCTACTACCGTTGTAATCAGTCCCAGCCGTCGCAGCCGCAGTAGAAAATGTCCGTCAGCGTCGCCGGGTCTGTCTGCTCGAAGTCGTGCCCGTCGCGCATCGCTTTCACCATGTGCGGGCGGTTGCGAACGTCGACGTGATGCGCTATCGGGGCGTAGCGACAGTGTTGACACCGGGAAGCGGCGCGACGTTCAGCAGTGTCAAAGAACGCCAGCGAAGTCGACGAGGGCCGTTTCTCCCCACAGTGACAGACCGCCATACGAGTCGTGCTCACGCGAACCGCCTACGTCCATACGGGGTCCACTCTGGGCCTGCCCCGATCACTCGGACAGCGCCTTCGATCGACAACGCTCCGCAGGCCACCTTGCGCCACAGAAGGTCGTCAGGGGCGCACCAACCGCCGCTACGAGAGCCGAAGCCAGTAACCCTGTCAGCCTGCTCTACAGTGACCCCAGCACGCACCAGCGCCGCTCTGGCCTCAGCTTCAGACCACGATTCGACAGTCAGCGGGTAGCAGGCGTGATCTTCGACCCAATCGAACACTGATGCGTGTTCGTCGCAGACGTGACCGGCCCAGCCGCCCGCACCCTTGTCGAGTCCGTAGCAGGTCGCTTCTGTTCGGATTAGACGTTCGACGACACAGACAGTTCATTTCTAACTATCTCCTTCTACAGCCTGATTGTCAGCACCATCTACAAGCTCCCGGGCGCTTCCAGTCGCTCAACAATCAGAGTCGGATCGCGGGGCGACGGGCGGCAGTCGTCGGTGTCCACGGCAGTCTGAACTACCACGGAGAGGCAGCAATACGAAACGCGGCGATGGGGATCGATTGGATGAGCCAGCCTGAGTTAGCGCAGGCGATACCGCCAGCATATTCGTACTGGATCGGGACTCAGATCACAATGCCATTGAGAACCTCAGCTAGCTGAGCACGTAGTCGACGGTTCGCGACCTGTAGCCGCTTGTAGCTCGCCTCCCAATACGCCGCCCCATGCCCGCCAGCCTTGTGTAGCCGCGCACCGTCAGGCCAGCGCACAGCGAGATGACGAACGACTTCGACGATCGCCTGCTCGATATCACCCGGGCATCCACACTGAGCCGCCTGACGGGCCAGCCAGTCTCTCACGTCGACCGGTAGCTGCTCGCGGCGTTGCTCGCGCTGCACAAGCCGCTGCAGCCACGCTGCCGGTCTGATCTTCGCTAACTCAGCCTGGTCGCGCACCCACGCCGCGGTCGACGGCGGACAGCGGAACCCGAGCATGATCGACGACCGGCGTACCGGGGGCGGTGGTGCTGTCCCGTCAAGATCGAGAGTCACAGTTCCGCTCTCCCGCATGACGTGCAGATCACCTTCGACGTGCCGAGCGTCAAGTTCCGTTCTACACCAGTGAACAGATGAGGTAGACCGCGACGCATCCGACACGCCGATGCCTGAACGGTACGACGCTTCTCCCGGTTCGCTATGCGCGCCTGCTTGCCCATCAGTCGACACAGCGCGGGCAGAACGGGAGCGGACGTTCATCGCCGCGCTGCTGCAACACCCAACCGCGAGCGCTCAACGCCGACATGATCGACCCAAGAGCCGCAGGGATATGCACCGTCGTCTGCGCAGCGCACGACGGGCTAGCGCAAGTGAATACCGTGTTCATGACACTTCGACAAGGTGATGACGTTTCACCCACAGCCACGTCGACAGCGATGCTGAGTCGACCCGTAGCAACTCCCCTGCGCTTCCAGTGATCTGCCAGTCGCGTGCGTCGCCAGGGAGATCGCACATGGCGAGCCGGAAACGAAGATGACGTTCGCTGACCCTCTTCATTCGGTTGCAGTCGTTTCGATCGCAGGCTGAGAGAACCGGGAGACGATCTGAGCCATCCGTTCAGCAACAAGATCAGCGACAGCCGACGAATCGGTTTGATCGTGAACCGTGATCGCCAACGTCGCCTTCTTCCCGTACACAGACGGCTCCAAATGTTCCAGCCGCCATTGCACCATCCCCGAATCGGGCAGCGTCCGCTCAACAGTCTCGACCGTTTCGACGAGCGCGCCAGCCGAGTCTTTCTTGATACGTGTCGACTTGACTTCGACACCGCCGCGTGCGATCTGCTCCGAAACAACGGTGAGACGGGCCACCTGAGAGCCGTGCGCTCGCACGGTACGCTCAGCGAAGATCGCCATGTCCTGCTGATCGGGGGTGAAGTCTGTCTCCCACCCTGCGCCGGAGTTGAGTCGGGCGACGACGAGCTGGCCTTCGCGCATCCACGTCAGATACTCAGACGCTACGACTCCCGCTGCTGCTGCCGCGGTGACCGGGTGAACACCTGCGTCGATCTGCGACACGATGTAGTCACCGATCGTTGTCGGTTTCCCAGCGGTCAGATCGGACGGTAGGAGCGTCGAGATTGTCGGGCGTAGCGGGCGCGGCGGTGTCAGCCTGAACGACTGCGAACGATCCAACGTGTCAGTCATTTTTGTTGACCTATCAAGAAATCACCCAACGTCGTCCGCTTCAACACATGGCCGGGGTCTGTCGCTGCTGCGGCGAAGTCGTGAGACTGGCCGGTCGATTCCAACACAGGTTTGATCCCGGTAGTGAGCTGGAACCGCTTGCAGATTATGTCGCAGTAGCCCTTCGAGATTTCCGTGCCGAAGCCGACTCGCGACTGATTGTGAGCGGCGAGCAACGTCGACCCTGAACCCATGAACGGGTCGAACACGTTGTCGCCAGCGTCGGTGTATGCGCGGATGAACCATTCGGGCAGGCCGACCGGGAACGCCGCAGTGTGGCCAGTCGCATCATGGGAGCCGTTGAACGTCGGTAGCCGGTTACTCGGATACGCCATCCCATGCTCCGTGTATTCGCCTGGGGCAGTGTTCTGGCCTTGTGTCTTAGACATTCCGCTTGACGAACCGTTCCGGCGTTTCTTGCGACCCGCACCGATCGCAGCGAACCCGTTGCCTTGAGCGTCCTGCCATGAAGTGTTGCCGCCGCCAGGGCCGACGTTGATCGGCACATTGTCGGACGGGTGGCGCACCTCGTCGGGTCGCATCTTCCATTCGCCTCGGGCGAACTGGTAGATCGGCTCAAAATTGTTCTTGAACCGGCGAGTCACGCTCTTCGGGACACCGTTACGTTCCCAACAAAACTCGGTCGCGAAATGCCAACCCCACTCACGAACATGAGCAATCACCAAGTCGAACACGTAGAGGCTCGTATCGAGTCCATCCGCCGAGGTTTTGATGTTCACGAACCAAGAACCGTCAACCGTCAGATTCGCTGCCACATTCGCCGCGACCGCCGCGAACCATTCGACATACTCGTCGGGCTTGATCGGTGTGAACCCCGATCCGGGGTCGTAGACCCGCTGCTCCGCGTACGGCGGTGAAGTGAACGCAAGATTGATCTTCGCCCCCGCCAACAACCGCGTCACGTCCTGCTCGTCGCGTGAAGAACCGCAAAGTAGCCGGTGAGGGCCGAGTAGCCACAGATCGCCAGGCACAGTGATAGCGGGCGCATAATCGACCTCGATCACATCAGGCGTGGACGTTTCAGGCTCAGCAGCAGCGAGTTGCGCCATCAGATCGGACAGGTCACCCGCGGCGAACCCTGTGCCAGCGAACCCCGCCGCCGTCTCACTGAGCTGGGACAGAAGCCCAACGAGAGTCGACGAATCGTAGGTGCCGCTGTCGCTTGTCTGATTGTCGTTCAGCAGGATTCTGAGCGCCTCTTCGTCGTCAACGTCAAGGAACATGACCGGCACGAACAGATCGCCGCCACGCTTCAACATGCGATGCCGATGATTCCCGGCGATGATCGACCGCGACGATTCTTGAACGATCACCGCACCGTAGAAACCGTGCGCGTCGATCGACGCTTCAATCGCAGTCTCATCACCACGCCGCGGATTCAGGGGATGCTCCCCGATCGAGTCGATCAGTACTGCCGGGTCGTACCGTTGCGCGACGATCATCGGACGCTCTTGGGTCTGGCAACAATCGGGCGGCGCGTCCGACCGACGACGACTTCCGTTTCGCCGCGAGGAATCGGATGCGCGACCATCGGCTCGAACTGACCAAACTCATTGATCGGCGCGGCCCTACCCATTTGCTGACGTGCCAGCATCGTCATCGTGTTCCGCACATGCACCTGAGGATTCACCCCAGCACAGAGCGCACGCTCGACAATGAAGTCGTCAACGTCCTGATCGAACCGCATCGTTCTCGCTGGCCCCTGCGTCTTAGGTCGTGCCATGCGAGACACCGTATCAGGGGTTAGCGCGCTCGCATTCGTTCCGAGCGCGCTCATACAACGACTTCGCCGCCAAAGATTTCTCGGTAAGTCGCGACTTCGTTGCGTTCCCAATCCGCTGACTCCGGCGCAGGAATCCTCGCTGCTGCCCGCACAGCACGTTCTGCTGCCCGTTCAGAGTCAAGTAGCGATTGACGTTCGGCGTTATCGACTGCCCGTTGAGCGTCAGTAGCCGCGGATTCATTGAGGACTAGCTGTGCGAGGTCGAGCATTGACGCGTCGGCGGGGGCTGTGAAGGTGCCGGTGTTGCGGTGGGAGTCTGACCATTGGTGTCGGCGGTTTCGGTCTTGGTCGGGTGTTCCGAGTGTTGAAGCGTGGGCTTGGTAGGTGATGATTCCGTTGGTGGCGAGTTGTATGTCGAGTTTCATGGGGTCGTTTCTGTGTGTGGAGTGAGTGTGCTGGTCGGGGTGTTGCTCGTCGTGTGGATGTTATCGGTGGGGTTTCGCGTGAGTGTTAGTTCGTTGAGTGGGATGAGGCGGTCAAGGAAGTCTTTGACGGCGTGATTGATGATCGAGTTTGCTGACACTTCGCGTTCTGCTGCGACGGCGCGCAGTCTGTCGTTCATCTCGACGGGTAGCCGTACATTCTTTTGGTGGCGTTCGGCGTATTCTCTCGGTCGGCCCACGCTCATGTTGGCTCTTGACGAGACGCTAGAAGGTCGTCGGGGCGGGCGACTGACATTCCTAGTTGGCCTTCCGTAACGCCGAGTAAAATGGATCGAAGCGTTGCGTCACATGAGATCGTAGCCAAATGCGTCGGCGTGCGTAGGCTAGTTGACGGTTGATCGGCCACGCCATCCGCCGCCGTCCTTGCCGTCGCACCCCACGCTCTGTATAGGCCCGAGGGCACCACGGACACATATCCCATTCGGCCTGCCATGTTTTCCCATACCACGCTTTACGCACAGCCCGATCAGGGTGAGATCTGGATTCTCGGACCCGGTACACCTGCATATCGTTCATGTCGGTTCCTCCGTTCCCGACCGGGCCGGGAACCCGATGCGAAGCTCTAACTCTCGTAGGACAAGTTCAAGGGCCGCAACACGACCGCACGCCATGCTGTATTGATGCTGGCCGAACGGCGCGTGCTTGTCCCTTTCGGAGTTCGCTACATCAAGTTGCGTTTCAATCCAACCGAACAATGTCGACGCCATCAGTCCTCGACTCCAAGCCACCCGAGAAGATCAAACAGCGACGGCGCTAGGTAGTCGCACATGAGGTACATCAACTCCGGTTCGACCGGGTTCTCTAGCAAGATGGCGGTGCGCTTGCCTGCACCAACAGCCCAGCCGAGTTCAAGGTGTGCGGACTTGCCGCACGGCAGCACCATGACGAACGTGTCAGCGCGCTGCATCGCAGCAAAGTCAGCGTTGAAGCCTTCGGTAGCGCGAGGGTGATGCACCATTGCTAGGTACTCGTCAACATCTTCCCAGTCGCTGCCTTTCGCCGCGATTGGGGCAGATGGCACGCCGTCAGACTTGACCTGCTTCCACGAGAACCCGGTGCCACCTGGCGGGTTCTTGAAGTCGTAGTGTTCAATGCCTGCCGAGCGAAGTGCTGCACAGACGCCCGTGTGCATCATGTTGCGCCAGGAACTAGCGACGTAGATGTAGTTGGGGATCATTCCGGTTCTTTCTCCGCTCATGTCGTTTCCTCCGTTACTCGACTTCGGGCTGCGCATCCGCACCAACTACAAATTACCTTTGATGTGCCGAGCGTCAGATTGCGCTCAACACCCGAGAACAAGTGCGGCAAACCGCCACGCACACGGCACCCGGTCGCGCTGCGGGCCTTCTTCCTAGCCTTCACGGCGTCCCCGATTCTGCCCAACGCACCCGCTGGTCACTAGTCGGCTCACAGAACCACAGCACCCCATGAGGGCACACCAGGTTTGAAGGTCCGAACGGTGTCGGGAATATCGGTGGAACGGTTGTGGCGTGTATCTCAATGTCAAGACCGGCCATAAAGCCAACAAGCGCCGCCTTACACATCAAGGCGCAGCCGCATCTGACCTGCTCATCCGAACGCTCACTCACGGCTTGCCCCGTTCTGCTACCGCGGTCGCAAGGGACGCTGCCGCTTGTCGCACGGCCGCACGACGGGTGAACGTGAACCCGACCTCATAGCGGTCGCCGCCGAGGTGCTGCGTCCAACACCAACGGCGAGGCAGAAGCGCACGCCACGACATTCGCATCAGGTCTACAGGATCGGCCACCAACTCTGACATGTCGCTCACGGCTTGCCCCGTTCTGCGGGTTGCCACGACGACGACGACGACGTGTCGTCGGGGTGAACAGGACCGCACACAGACACCCACGGCCCGACCAGTAAATCGTAGTGGTGTTGTGTGAAGCCGTGAAGTCCGATCAGGTCACGCATAACCAAAGCCCCTGCAGCATCCGCAGCCGCCCGCCCAGCCGCGATCATGTCCCCACTCGCAGCATCCATCGCAGCCGCCGTCGCAGCGTTCGCAGCATCCATCGCAGCCGCCGTCGCAGCGTTCGTAGCATCCATCGCAGCCCACGTAGCCCACGTAGACGCCGCAGACGCCGCGGCAGCCAATCGGGAAGTCTCGTCTACGGGCAGGCCCGCCACCCGACGCACCAAAGCGACAACCTGCTCCCACTGTGGCCCGAACGTCGCCGCCAACATCTCATCGGTGATCTCACTATTTGCTACCAGCGCAGATTCGATTTGATCGAACTCGAAAGTTTGGTCGTTGAACTGTGTGCCGAACCCAAACCGTGCCCCGACCTGCTCCACCAGAAAGGCGTCACCCGGAACCGGTTGACAATATCGGATAGCCCCAAACATGCACGTCGGGGTATCGGCATGCTCCCAGTCGCCCCAACCGTGTGTCCATAGCCGCCCGTGGTCGAGCCTTTCCACAACCTGCGCAACCGGGATCGTGATAATCGTTGTCACGGCTTGCTCCGTTCTGCGGGTTGCCACGACGACGACACCGGCGCAAGCTGCACCACGCCGAGCCACCCATGCAATGCGGCGTGGATCGCTCCCTCTCTTGAGGGGTGCACCCGACTGAACCAACCGTCAGCGTGCACGCTCACCCAATGCTCCTCAGTCATCGTCGGCATCGCTGCCGGAGGCTCCGGCAGACGCACCCAGGCGTCGAGAGTGGACAGCGAGAGCACACCCGGAGAGTCGTCAGTCTCGTAGACGACATACCACAGACCGAGCAGACCAATGTGCCCAGGAAACACGCCGACCACACGCACGGTTTCGCAGGAACCGGCAGGTTGCCAGCGGCTCCCCACCAACGCCTCCGGGTGATCCGTGCATGCTTTCAGTTGCTCACATCGTTCACACTTGGTGTCGTTCATCGGTTCTCCTGTACTGCTAAAGCGGCTTCAAGTTGTTCAAGCAATCGGCCACGACGCAGCCAGCGATGCAACATGTTGATGGCCTCAAAGTCGTCATGATCTTCGGGATCGAGGTTGGCGATGCAACTGATGCCGTCGCATTCTTGGTCGCCGCAGAATCCGCAAACGTCGGTGCTGGGGCATGACAACTCAAACAACTCAAACGGGTCAGCGATGACCGGCGGCGTCGGCATCGGTGCCGGAGCCTCCGGCAGACGCACCCACCGATCGAAAGTGACTAGCGAGAGCACACCCACAGAGCCGCCGTCAGGCTCAAAGACGACACACCAACAGTCGGTGCGCCCAGGAAACCCGGCAACGACTCGCACAACAGGAAGGACACCAGATTGCCAGCGGGAACCCACCAACGCCTCAGGATGATCGCTGCACGCTTTCAGTTGCTCACATCGTTCACACTTCACATCGTCGCTCATGTTGATCCCCCGACGACCAACACCGTTCCGTCCATGTGCTCAACGCGGTACTCGTCGACTTCGTGCCGTTCAGCGTTGCGGCCTTCGATAAGCCCCACGCCGTCGACGAAAATCGAGTAGCCGCGAGAGTCGAGACAATCAGCGATTAGACCGCCGAGTAGGTCATGAACTGAGCCGTCCGGTACCACCGGCACAATCGCTGACCGGTTGAATTGAATAAACCGGCGGCGCGTCTTAGCGTCATGCGGAATCGGGAGCAACCCCAAGTACACGCCCTCGGTGAGAGAGATACGAACCTCGTCGACGTAGAACACGTCATCGTCGTACCACACCCGTTCGCCGGGTCTGACCTGCTGTGCTTCTTTCGCCTGACTGACTGTGATCCTCATTCTTCTTCCTCCATGTAGGGGTCCTTTGAGCAGAGCAGCAGCACTTCAGCGTCGACGCGACGCTCACGGTTCGCTCCGTACTTCCACCGTTTCGTTGAGACTGGGATCGCTGACACGTCCCAACCGGCAGCCGCCAGTAGACGAGTCCAGCCTGCTACTACCGGTTCTTGACGGTCGCCAGCGATGAAGTCGGACACGTTGACGATCGCAGCGTCAGCGTCTTGCCAGCAGCCGATGACACGTTCAGCTATCGACCAGTAGACAGCTCGCGCCGGTGACGACAACGGAGTCCCGCGATAGCCCCACCGACCCTGATTGTCAGGATGCAACTCGCGGTCGTGCCCGACGATCTTGGCAAGCGCGCTGCGATAGGTGCGCCTCTTCGAGTTATCGCGCGCCTCAAACGAGTCCGCGATGCCGTTCGGATAGACAGGGCTTGTGACGATCGTGTACGGCTCGACCGGATATGTGGAGCCGTCAGTCGAGTTACCTTGAACGACTCGCGAGTCGACAATGAACGCCGCTTCTATCTCTGTACCGGAAAACTCGCAGCCGATCTCGTCGCAGAGCGCACCGAGCCGTTCCCCGGCCCCAGCAAACGGGTCGTGAACGAGAATCGTGTCGTCGATCAGACCGCGGATCGCGTCAAGAACCTCAGGGGAATACTGTGCTGGATGAGTCACGACGGATACCCGCTCGCTCGCACTGTCACGTCGAGCGCAAGGTCGCTTAGCCAGCTCTGCGTGTCTAGCCCGTTCAGCCGAGCGAAGTCTGCAAGGCCGTTGAGAGCACCGAGAATCAATCCGACAGCGAGAAACTTCTGCCTATCGCTCAACGGTACCCACACGTCAGCGAGTGCCGCCTCGTCTATCTCTGCGAGTACCTGCGTCACCATCGAGAACCCTGCTTGCACCGCGACTACAACGTCAGCACCTTGCGGGACTTTCATTCGGTATCCAATGGGAACAGGCCGCTCCGTCCGACGAGACGGCCTTGGGGTGTCGCACAACGTGACTCGTCGTTCTGTGAGCTAGATAGCCGTTCGTCGTTGTACCACCACACGAGACGCACCCCGATCAGCACGATCAGCGGTAACGCCGGAGCAGGAACCCCCGAAACCATTAGCGGGGCGGTACAGATGCCGAACACTGCGAGCCAACGGCGTTCCGACCGGCGCGCTACACGCACCCGCTGACGACACTCGAACGAGACGCTCACGACAGACTCATGGCGCGTCGAGAGCATCGTCGCGCAGCGCGTGCCGTTCTTCCCAATACGCCTCAGCGCGATCCTCGAAAGCCGCATATTCCTCGTCAGTCATTGTCATAGGCCAATTGTACCACGGAACGACACCGGTTTACAACTACGGTTGTAGCGGGTATTGGCGGATTCTTAGACCAGGCGGGAACCCGTCGATATCGCTCCCAGCGCGGTCAGCGCAGCCCCATACACGCCCCAAGACGCTCCCAGCCTGCTTCAAGTAGAAAGCGACAGGGACAGAGCCAGAGTTGCTGCAACGCTCGCACGAAGTCGTCGACCCGTCAGCTTCATGGCTTTCGTAATACCCGACTTCCATGCAAGAACAAGGAACGTCGTGCGCGCAGAGGTCAGCAAGGTCGCGCGCCCATTGTTCTTGCATTGGGCGCGCGTTCGGGCCTGACTCGCCACCAACGATCAGCCAGTCGATGCCGGTCAGGTCGAGTGACGGCAACGGCCCCAACAGCGGCTCGGCACTCAGGAACCGGATCGGGGCTGGAATAGTCCGCAAGATCGGTACACGCTCGACAGCACGCTGGTCATCTTCCACGGTTGTGCCCATCCAACAGTTCAACGGCCACTCCCCCAACCAGTGAGCGGGAATGAGACTAACCACGTTCTCTGGGCGTTTCGTGAGCAACTGCCAGTGCAGCCAGGGTGTCACTTCGATCAGCGCGAACAAACGCGTACGATCAGCGTCAAGGTCACGACGGTCCTCGAACACGTCGGCCATCGACGCACAGAACACACGCTGTGGAATACCAGCAGATTCGGCTTTTGTGTTCCACCTGACCGGCTCGGCCCAGTGCTTGTCCCCGAAGTGGCGGCGGTCGGCGTTCTTACCCCACACGATGTTGCCAGTACGTTTCGCAAAGGCTTCGGCATAACATTTTTGGCAGCCAGCGCTCACCCTCTCGCAGCCCCACCAGGGATTGAATGTCGCGTCTGTCCAACTGATTGCGGTCGTCGCTCCCAATGCTAGTCCCTCCCATTTGCTAGTCGTCTGAGTGTGTCGCTGAGGTCGTTCAGCCGTTGCTGATAATGCCGCAGGCACAGCCATTGAACTGGGTTCCCGTAGCCGACGAGCGACTCGCTAGCACAGCCTTCGACTTCACACTGACGTTCGGTCATGCTGCCCCCGTAGCGCGTAGCAGGTCGTACGCGGTCTGCACCCGATCAAACTCATCGGCATCGCCGCCAGCATCAGGATGAGTCGATTTCACTGCACGCCGGTAAAGCGTCTGCCAGTCATTCGTGCCCGCAATCTCCATCCATCCCATCAGCAGTGTGCGAGCGTCAGCGACAGTCATCGCAGCAGGCATCGGTCGACCTGAGCCGAGCGCGTTGAATCCGGTGTATTGCTCGCCACGATGCGACGAGCCGTAACGGTCGACCTTTCGGAGCGCTTCGAGCGTCAGCGCAATAGCGCGCACGTTCGCCTGCCACCCCGACAGTCGCCAACCGGAGCCGGTGAACGCGTCGCATGCGTAACGCAACGGGCCGTGTATCGAGTCAAACGAGATCACTACCCCGTCGCCTGTCACCTTCGCGTCAGCCCTGATACCGCCGTCCCTGCGCATCCAGTGGTCCGACGTTTGCACTTGCAGCACGACCTCGACTTCCTCATATCGCCCGTTTAGTTGCGCGACTTCGCGTTCAAGCAGGTTCGTCGAGTCGAGCCAGCTAGCACGGAACGGATGGTAGGCCGGGTGCGATACCGGATCAGTCCATGCCGCGAGCGGACGGAACACGATGCGAGCGCTCATTTCTGCACCAGCGGGTTAGCGGCTGTCTCACCCTCACAAGACCGCCGATAGGTGCGAAGTTCGGGATCGAACTGATACCAGCAGAACTGCACCTCGACATCGCCAGAAACCAGCGCCGTGAAGCCAACCCGGTCGCCTACCTTTGAGCAAAAATCTTCAAGTACGGTCGCTCGTCCACAGTGAGTGCATGTGCCATCGTCGATGAGCAGCTCTGCGAGCACATGGGTCGCCTGTAGTGGGGTTGCGCCAGCGCCCGCTGACGGGATCGGTTTGCCGTTACGTTGATGGTGCTGGGCGATCGCGATCCACATGACGACACCGTTATCAGGGTCGGTGTACTCGATGCGGTAGTCGCTCGCTCCGGTGCGTCCGATGAGGTCGATGAGCGCCAGGTATCGCCCCATCACTTCCGGTGGCATATCAAGGCCACTCATTTCGTTTCCTTGACTAGCCGGAAATGGTGGGCGATGTGACGACGTAGCGCCCAATACCACACCTTGCGACGTATCCCAAACAGCAGCCGAACGTCACACCACAAAATATGAACCGCTAGTCGGCGGGCTTGACTGCGAGGCATGTGAGTGTGCCACTCACTCTTCATCCCAAGCCACAGTTCATAGCCGTCGTTGTTCCATACCGCTATTTCAGGGTAGGAGTCCTTGCCGAAGTCTTTGCGCCAATGGTCGCCCGGTGGGCTCGGGCTACCACCCCAGTCGGTGCCCCAATGCTGGTAGATGTACTCGCTTGGCCTCATCGTTGCGCCTGCTCCACCGGGAACACCTCGCCAAGACTTCTCGACTCTATGGCCATGTTCGTTTCTCCTTCGTGTGGGTTTCAGTTTCGTCGTCGTTGTAACTCAGCTAGTCGGGCACTCAGCATGTCCGACACTTCACCTTTCGTCGCGCCCGGGTCTATCTCAATCTTCAACTGCTCAGCACGTTCGCGTTGTGCAACCGTCGCCCGTAGTCGCCGCCACGGCGACCCAATCAAAGCTTTCGCCCTAGCCTCCGTCGAGCGTTGCCCCCATTCCAGCCCGCCAGCGTTGACCAGCACAGTCTTAGACCCGTCCGGTTCGATCATCCCAGCGCGCCACTGCCCGTCGTCACGTTGCACGATCACGAACGTCGTCGCACCGACATGAAGCTCGTAGCGGGGAACCGGCCCGCTGATCTGTACCCAGTCGTGACCGTCGACCCCGCTACGCACTTCACGTTCCCTGGGCTTTGTTTATCATCCGGTATTCCTGCTGCTGAATCGCAGCCTGCGTGACCTCGAATAGCGCCGCGAGCGCCTTGTACGTCATTGGCGGGTCAAGTGCGCGAGCACGCTGAACGAGAGCGCCGCGCTGCACCTTCAGTTTCTCCATCGCGTCGCTAATCACTCTGTACCCCGGCTGAAAGGTTCGGATTTCGACTTCGAGCGCAGCGTGGTCTGGTGACGGTTCTCTCATTCGTTGCCTGCGTCGTCGTCTGCGTCGTCGTCGAAGTTGAGCCGGGAAACACCCTTGGCTTCTTCGATCTTCACGGCCTGCGCGTCCAGAATCTCACCGACGAGCGAACGGTCGATGAGCGACGCGGTGCCCGCCTTCAACCGCTGCACGCGCACCAGCTTGTCGGTGTCCTTGATCTTCTCGTAGGTGATCTTGTCGACGGTCGTTTCGAGAACGACGATCACAATGTCCCCGAGCTTCAACTCCTGCGGCTCGATCGCGAGAGCCTGCGAAAGTCCGTCGCCTGCATTAGAGACAGCGATACGAGTCGCGATCACTTCGCGACCCTCGAACGAGTGAAGAACTATCTCAGTCATAATGATTCTGCTTCCTGTGGGTGTAGATAGTGAGATTGTAATACTAGCAGCGTTGTCATCGCGAGCGCGTCCTAGCCCCGCTCTTATAGTCCATCTTCACCGAGGCCACATATTTCGCGCCCTCGAAAGCATCGAGAACGCGGGCAAGCTCGAACGGGCCTAGCTGATTGAACGTCTCGATTTCTTGACCGAGGACGTAAGAGGCGACCTCGATACGTTCCCCGCGCGTCAGCCCGAAGTCGGCGCAGATGCAGAAAATCTGCTCGCGCATCCGCATCACAGACGACTTCACAGTCGAGTTAGCCAAGCGTGAAGGGCGCAGATCGCGACGATCGTGAGAGCTGCGAGCGCTATGAACACGATCTCACCTTGCGATAGATCGCCGCCGCTCATTTCGACCACCCTGTTTGACGTAGCAAGTCGACAGCTACGCGCCCACTGCCGCTACAACGCCAGACGATCGCTTCGTCAGGTGACCCCGCTGATCGCTCGCGACGCCCCGAGTTATGAATGAACCCGGCTTGTGCCAGTTCGCTCACCCGTTTGCGCGCTGTCTCTGTACTGATCGGGGTGTTCTTCCCCGATGCTTCGCGAGCGGCGTCGAGCGCGGTCATGTCGCGGTTAGCGAGCACGAACAGAACGCGCGCAGCCGTTGAGCGGTAGCGGAACTTGCTCACATCACGCTTCGCGTGTCTCACCGCTGCCAGTTGCGAAGTCGACGGATCGTGAGCACGCGCCGGGAAACTGTCTGAGCGTTGCGGGTCAAAAATCTCCGGCCAGAGTTGCTTGACGACCAACACGATTAGCGACGGCGGGAACGTGTCGGTCAGTTCAAGCAGGTGTTGCCCGCAGCGTATGCGCTCGGCGGCGACGCGTTCGACTCGCACTCGCACTCGCGCAGCCAACGCATCCTCCGCTTGCCTGCCAATCACTGTCTCCATCTGAGGTCCCTTTCTCATCTGAGGTCGAGAGCATGTTGCTCAACGACCGGCTTCTTGCGGCGCTTCAACGCTGGGCACGTCACCCAGTGCGAGACGTAGGCGACACCTTCCGGTTCCGGTTCGCCCTTGCGCGCGACAGTCGCGACCAGTTGGCCGTACTCGTACGCGAGATAGACGGTCCCTTCCGCGGGCTGCGGGTCGACCGGCATACGCCGACCGGTCGCGGTCAGCACCAGCGCTATCGGACGATGACAATGCTTACAAGGACGCGACGGCAAGCTCACAGTTCCAGCCCAGCAGCCAACGGTTCTTGCACCGCAGTCGCGTAGTCGGGTGTCGACCATCTCTTGAACGTCGGGATCAGATCAAGCGAAGTGACGCGCACCGTCGCCCCGATCCACGCCTGCCACACTTCGATCTTCGCTATCCGCCACACGACGATCTTCGCGTCGTCCTCAATCAGCCCGCTCTCAGTCAGCGAGTCACCGAGACTGCGCGCCAACTTGTCGCTGTCGGGCGCTTCGATCTTCCAGCGTCCGAACAGACGAAACCTTTTCGGCCTCGACGCGGGCATAGGTAGCCGGAAGAACACGTCGACTTGCACCGGCCCAGCGATGCAACCGAACCCGCCAGCAGCCGCTTCGCGTGCTTTCTCAGCGACAGCGGCACGCCACGCTTTCAAGTTCTGACGCGATGACGCGTCGCCAGCGTCGACAACGATCGCCCGCCCCGTCTTACGATTCACGAACGCCGACTTCGATCCTTGCGGTTTCGGTTCGCCCACAACATCGAACTGCACGCTCGTCATAGCGCAGCGCGTTCTTCGGCCTTCGCGGCCTCTATTGACTCGACCAGCCGACGACCAACAGCAATCGTTTCCGTCGAGATCGGGCCACGCCGACCGATAGCTGTCACGACCACCTGCGCTTTACTCGCGCAGTTCGGGCATCGAGCGACGAACGACGACACAGACGACACGACCGCCGGGTCATCCTGATAGAACGTGCAGCCGCACTCGCATCGAACCTGAACAACCGTCAGCACGAAACCGCCTCCCACAGCCGTTGACGAAGTACGGGCTGATTCGCCATGTAGTTAGCCTCAATCACGCCGTCCACCATGTCAGCGAGCACGTCGGCCTTCGCTCTGCCTTTCAACGTCACCGCGATGAACACATGACCGTTCGGCGCTCGACGTAACGACCGGTCATCTCCAACCCGCAGCGGCGGTGAACGGAAACTCGGAACGACTAGCCCGTTGTGGCGCGCCTCGCGCCCAAGAACACGCGCCGCGTCCGCGAAGTCGAGCGAGGTCATTGAAACGATCTCCGGTTCCGTTGTCATGCGCCCATTGTACCACGGATGACAACGTTCGTTGTAAACGTCAGCATCGGGCGGGGTCAAACGCCACGTCAGCCGGAACGACATTGCAGTTAGGGCACGGAAGCCAACCTGCGCCGTCGTCGACTGCTACTAACCGTTCATCAGAGCAGACCCGGCACAAGAACCGTGCGCGTATGACCGTCAGCTCAGCGGAATGAGTCGCGGTGATCCCGTCGATCTTCGACTTGTCAACGCCGTACGCCTTCGCCATAGCCGTCAGCGAGTCAAGCGTCATGTCCTCGAACCCGACCGCGGACAGATCAGCCTCAATGCGGGCGCGCAGATCACGGTCAGCGCGAGCAGCGAGCGTGATCTCTCGAGCGAGAGCAACTCGACGCGGTGAAGTCTGATCGGCCAATCCGGGCATGCCGCTCATTCTACACGATGAGTTACAACCGCGCTAGTCACTTATCACCTGGCCGTTGTCGTCGAACCGAAGATCAGCAAGCGTCTTTAGAACCCCTGACGACTGCCCGGGCCATAGCGGTCGAGTTAGCTCATGGTCAAGGCTCGACAGTGACAACGTTCTGCCTCTGTCGTGCAACGACTTCAAGCCGTCCTGAATCTGTCGCCGCGAATGACCAGCAGCTAACGCTCGCCGCACGATGTTCGTGTAGCCGTTGAAGTTGACCAATGGAGCGACCCCGCCGTGGCGTTCCTTGTACCACGTCCAGTAGCCGTCACAGATACGTTTCGCTATCTGAGCATCAGTCTCCCCCGCGACGAGCGCAAGCTCGGTGCCAGGTTCTCCCGGCTCAGAATCGAACATGTCAACAGAATCATGCGCGCGCTGTTTTCGCGCGGGTAGTTCTAAGGACAGTTCATTGGACTGTTCGGGTGACATCTGTGGTACCACACTTGTCACCCCGTCTGCCCTAGTTGTCACCCCGTTGATTCTGTTTCGTTTGACCGGGAGCACCACGCCATCAAGGTGAAGATGATAGAGATTCGGTCGTCGGTCGTCGGGCGTGTGAGCGTTTCCTCCCTCGTTGACACGCACCGTGACCCAGCCTTGCTTCACAAGCTCAGCGATTGCTCTTTGGACTGTGCGCTCGGTCGCTGAAGCGTAGGTCGCCAGCGTTCGGACTGACGGCCATGCGCCGCCATCACCGTCGTGGCTTGCAATCCCGACAAGGACGAGCTTCTCTGTTGAAGTCAAGCCTTGTACTTGGAGTGCTCGCGCTGACGTTTCCCAACTCATGGTGCTCCCTTTCGGTTGGCCCGACCAGGTAAGCTCCTGGCGGGTTTCTTAGCCGAGTCCCACTGTACCAGTCCCCTGGGCCGGAAGCCGCGGAAGCGTCCCGGTCCTGGGGGCTGCGTCGTTTGATAGCCCGGTTGTATCCGCGTTCACAATGCTGCTAGTGTTCTCGTTCCACACACGGAACGAGGAGAACATGAACATCGACAAGATCGTTGGGGTAGTCGCGCCAGTTGACGAGGCTGCAGTCGAAGCAGAACTGGTGGCGTACATCACCGGTATGGACGTTGAAACGGCGGGAGAGCCGTGGCGGATCGAGAATGTCGGTCAAGCGGATTGGGCGTTACGCAAGCTCATTGAGACGCAGGCCGCGTATGGTCAGTACGCCGACGAAATCAGTCTGTGGGAGGCCGCGCGGAAGCGTGCGAAACACGCGATCGACTTCTTCACAGAGCTGTTGCAGGCTTGGGCTATCGGGGCGCGCACGAAGGACACCAAGTCGTTCGCGCTCGCGCATGGCACCGTGTCGACTCGTCAGTCGGCGGCGCGTCTGTCGATCAGCGACAAGGACGCGATTCTCGAATGGGCCGCTACGAACGCCCCCGACGCGATCAAAGTCACGTCTGAAGTTCAGCTTTCGTTGCTCACGAACGTCACGATCGAAGTAATGCTCGTCGGTGAACGACGGACGAACATGGCAACCGGTGAGATTGTCGTCGACAATCGTGAGCCGGTGCTACTGACAGACGAGGCGCTCGCCACAGTCGGCGGGGCCGGTTCAGGGTGGCAGGTTGAGCCGATCACGCTTCAGATGGCTGTCGCTGACGGCAAGGTCGTGCCGGGGATGACAGTCGTACCGGCGAAAGTCACCGCGAGCGTGACCGCGTTGGGGGTCTGATGCCGCGCCGAATGTCGTGTGCGTTCACTGTCTCAGCGGTACACGATCGGTCTAAGACAGTCACACGACGCGACGTGACGACATGGCTCGACCTGCGCCCCGGCGACCCGCTGACGTTAGTAGAGAAAGCGATGGGCTTGAAGAAAGGCGCGAAGCAGGTAGTGCTCGCGCAGGTCGAGATCGTCAGCACACGGATGGAACCGCTCTCCGCTATCGACTATGAGCCGGGTGGGTGTTTGCGCGAGGGTTTCCCCGAGATGAGCGTCTACCAGTTCATGGACTTCTGGCGTGAGTCCCACTGCTACCCGGCAGGGACTGACCCGGTGGTACGTCGGATCGAGTGGCGCTACTTGTGACACCGCAGGACGCTCAGAAACTCGTCGCGGCGTGGCGGGTCTGCTGGCCTTCCGCACCGTGGCGCGCCGAAGATATGCGTCTCACCGTCAACGCGTGGGCCACGATCCTCGCAGACGTGACATACGACGAAGCTGAACAGGCCATGATCGGCTACGCCCGCTCCGGTGCAGCGTTCCCGCCAGCACCAGGGCAACTCGCTGAACGTGCGCTCGATGAACGCGCCCGCCGCGCCGGGACACGCCCACCCGATCTTGACCAGGCTCTCTCTGAAGTTCGTCACTACGTCACGACGAAAGGCTCACGTCGCGGTCAGCCGCCCGCCGAGTGGTCGCACACTGTCGTAGCAGAGGCCGTGAGAGCTATCGGCTGGGGCGAGTTGTGCGAGGGCGGCGACACGACACGCGCACACTTCCGCGCCGCCTACGAGAGCGCTAGAGCACGCTGGACGCTCAGCCAAACCGATAATCGACCGACATTGAGCGAACCTTGTCAGACCCCTGCGCTACACTAGGGGCGTTGTAACTTCCCACACGAAGGAGAAAGAAACATGGCCTATCAGCCAACAATCCGCCGACCGACAGGCATCGCTACTGCGCCGCTCATCATGGTGTCAGGGCTTCCGAAGTCAGGGAAGTCGACGCTTGCATATCTGCTTGGTCAGTCTCAGATCATTCACCGATCGTGGGTGATTGACTTGGGTGAAGGTTCTGCTGACGAGTACGGGACAGATGATTCAGGCTACGAAGTCGTCGAGTGGGGCCGGTCGTTCGCTGACTTGAAGGACACGATTCGCTTCCTGATCGCAGAGCCGTGCCCGCCGAAGCTAATGAACGTCATCACGATCGACAGCGGGACAGAGCTGTGGGACAGTCTGAAGGATCGTGCGAGTAGTCGCGCGCGACGGTCGAAGAAGAACGCTGCGGCGCTCGAAACGGACCCCGACTATGAAGTCGACGTGTCGATGCCGTTCTGGAATGACGCGAAGGACACTTGGGCCGGGATCATCTCGCCGCTGAAACTCGCGCCGCACATCGTCGGGATCGTCACAGTCGCGACTGACATGGTGGCTGAAGTCGTGAACGGTGTCCCGACGAACCGCAAGGTCACGTCATATCAGTGTGAAAAGACGCTGACGCGAGTCGTGACTGCGCACGTCGCTGTCAGGCCCGACCACACTTCGCATCTGATCGAAGTACGCTCGAAACTCATCAGTGTCGGCGTGAACGGTCTGCCGTTGAAGTCTGATAACCCGCTCGACGAGCTACTTCAGATGCTCTCACCATCCGGCGATTTCTCAGCACCGGAAGCTGTCGAGCTGCAAGACGACGAGCGTGGCGGGCCGGTCGCTGACACGATCAGCCCTGAGCAGAAACAGCAGCTATTCGACACTGTGAAGTCGATCGAGAGCGACGACACCTTCCAGGCCGCGGTCAAGACGGCGTTCACTCGCCAGTTCGGGCTACTCGCTGATCTTCCACTGTCACGATTCGATGAGGCTGTCAAGTGGCTCGGTGATCGACTCTCACGGTTCGATGATGAGCTTGTCTGCAACGTGTGCGGCGCACCGCTCGCGGTCAACATGCACGCGAACTGCGGGACGACGACGAAACCGAAGCGGGGGAAGAACAAGGCGCAGCCGCCCGAAACGCCAGCCGATGAGCTTCCCGGTGATGACATGCCGGTGCAGGCGACGCTCGCAGACCTGATCGGCACGCACGCTGACCAGCTAGACGACGAAGAGGCGCTCGCTGACGTTGGGGCGACGTCGTGAGCGACTCATGCCAGCACGGTCGCGGTCCTGGCTGCAATCTCTGTCGGCTACTCGCTAGCAGCCGTCACGCACAGCTCTCCCCGTTCACACCGCTCGTCGCGCGCTGCGCTAACTGCGGCCAGACGAAGCGTCACTGGGCTGGCTGTACTCGCCGCAAACTCACGGTCAGACCCGATGGCAGTGACGCTGAGAGTCTCGCAGAGTGGCGACAGCAGCGACTCGGCGGCAGACTCGAATGACAGAGCGCGACGTCAGGGCTGACCTGGTCCGACGCGGTAAAGCCCCTGATAACCCGACAAGCGCGACGACAGACGCAACAACGCGAAAGCGAGAGGTAAACAGATGAACGTGGACCAAATCTTGAACGACACACTCGGGGCGCTCGAATTGCCAGACGGTGCGATCCCGGTGTCAGTGATCGTGCTCTGCGAGTACGCCGAACCTGGCGCTGACAACGCGCCCGGCAGACTCCGGCTCGCTATGTGCAGCGACGAAAACATGCCACCGTGGACTTCGCTCGGGATGATGCGCTACGCCACCGAGATTGAGATAGCCGAAATATGCGCGACTGAATGAGGCAAGTCTCGAAGAAGCGGGCGAAGCTACTCCCGACGCGTGCGAAGGTCTGCGCCGCGGTCAGACAACGAGACTCGAACCGCTGCCAAGCCGTAGACCGGCTGTACGGGGCGACCCTGCCCGTCGCCGCTGTAGCGGCGCTCCCGAAAGCCTGCGGCGGGCCACTCGACTGCCATGAGATCATCCCAAAGTCAGCTTGGGCTGGCGGCTGGCTCGTCGAATCGAACGTCATCCTCGTCTGCCGTAGTCACCATGATTTCATCGGGAACTGGCCGGAGGCGGCAGCATTAGCAGGCCTTCACGCCTTCTCCTGGTCGCCGCGACCGCTAGAATGATTGAGCCGGGCGCGACTTCAATCGCCCCGGCTCCGATCCCAACCTTTACAGGAGGCCGAGATGAGTGAGATGGTAGCCCGATGAGCGCCGCACCCGTTCCACCAGAAGTTAGGTTCTGGTCCCGAGTGGCCAAAGGGACTAACGACGAATGTTGGCTCTGGCAAGGACCGCGTAGTCCGCTGATGGGATACGGACGATTCAACGACGGCACAAGAATAATAATGACGCACCGCTACTCCTACGAGCTAACTATCGGGCCAATCCCTGAAGGACTGTCCGTCTGCCATTCCTGCGACACTGGATCGTGCGTCAACCCTGCCCACTTGTGGCTTGGGACGCATCTCGACAACATGCGGGATATGTCAACGAAGGGACGATCACTAGTCGGGACTCGTAGCCCGCGGGCGTACCCCACCGAGGTCGTTGTGGCTATCAGGGCAGCAGTAGCAGCGGGCGCTACGCTCAGAGAAACAGCAGAGAGGTTCGGGGTCCACCACAACACTGTCTACCGGTACGTCAAACGGTTGCGCCACCGTGACGTCGTGCCTGCGCCAACGTCTGCCCCCGCTCGCGCTGCCATCACTGAACACAACCGCAACGCGGCGGAGCGCGAAGTTGCGCGCTTTGATCGAGTCCGTGATGAAGCCGTGAGGTTGTACCGGTCTGGACTCAGTACTGTCGGAGTAGCCACCGCGTTAGGGACTCACCCTGGGAACGTTTCACGGATGCTTAGGGATCGTGGAGTGAAGGCCAGACCGCAGCGGTTGTGGACTGACGAGCAGGAAGCCGAGATAGCAGATGACTTGCGGCGACTAGGTTCAGTGCGGCCAGTGATGGAGAAGTGGCCGATGAGCCGAGCAGTTGTTTCTCGGATTGGGCGCGATCATGGCGTGCATTTAGTCGTTGGTCGACGTAAACAGACTCCCTAGACGGCTACAGCTACGAAGTACCCGGCAGATACCCGCGAGACGACCAGCCCTAGAAGCTCACCACAAGCGCCCAGCGCTCGCCAGCCGCGTGTAACCCCGATTCCGGTACCAAACTAGCGGAACGACCAGCGCCCGCCCCCTGGGCAGAGGACGGGCGCTGTACTTCCCACACGGAAGTCGATCAGGACGCTATCGCGCTGGACGTTAGCCGCGCATCATCCTCTAGGGCGCAATCCGTTCGATCGTGTCCCCGTTCGGGCCGAGTAGCCATGCACGCTCAACGAGCGCGTAGTGACTCTCATGGTCACTAAACAGCGGGCCGACCCAATATGCGAGCAGCGTGAGAAGCCGAGGCTCAGTGAACGTGCAATCCATCGCTGTCGCCACCAATAGACCACCATGTCGATCGGTAACGTCATTAGGCGACGCGTACCAATCCTGGCTGATGCGCTTCACCTGTGAAACGCTAGCGACCCACAGCGTGTGATCGAACGGCACGAATGGGCGGTCTGGCCCGTTGCTGCCGTCCTTGACTTCATGCGCGAGTTTCAGTGTGAACATTTTCTAGCCCTACCTCTCGGTTGTCTTGCTCGACCACCGCTGGCCGACGAACAGAAGCCTACCTACGCCACCTTGCGCGCGGCCACCATGAAGTCAGAACGCGCGCTCAGCGACCGAAAACGGCGAACGCCCCGACCCGAAAGTCGGAGCGCGCACCGCTTCCCCCGAAGTCTCTCGAACGCGTTTAGCCAAGCCCAAGTTTCGGTGCAAGCTCAGCCGCGTCAGACGACTTGTCCCACAGCTTGTACGCCGTCTGAGAGCTGACCACCAACACCATCACGTCAATGAACGCCGTTCGCGTCAACACCGCCGACCCGTCAGGGAGCAACACAGCACGCTCGACGAGCGCCGTAGCGACAGTCACGACGATCGCGACGATCACCTTCACCCGCGGACTGGCAGACACCTTCAACAGCAACCCGATCGCCACCGGCAACGCAACAGCGGTGAGGACAGTCCACACCGGCTGCGAGAACGTCACCGAGTGACTCTCCGCCGCCGGGGCAACTTCCTGCGCGTGAACGACACCGGGAAGCGCGAGTACCGACACAGCAACAGCTACACCGGCAAGTAACCGCTTGAAGAACCTCATAAAGCAACCTCTTTCGTTTGGGTTACTCGCAACGCTAGACGAGGCTCCGCGAACCTACGGGTGATGAGCAAGGAAGTGCGCGGCGGTGATGTTCAACGGCGCACCCGGTAACGGAGCCGGGGTTGGCACAGGCCCTTCAAGAATCTCTCCACGCAACGCACGTAGATCGAAGTGCTCCGCAGGCAACGGAATCCGACCGCTAGCCGAGTTTTGGAACGGGATACGCCCCGTCACAGCCAACGCATTCAACACGTTGCCGTCCGATATCCATTGCACTTTCTCGCCCAACGTGAAGTGCGCCGTCGACGGCTGCGGCGGAACAGTCGAGTAGTCAACCGGTTGTATGAGTCGCTTCACTATTCCCTCCAATGCGGGCGGTATCGAGTCGCCCGCTATCCAATGAACGTGCGGCGGGTCAGCGGCAGTCTGCCACGCCCACCCGTATGTAGGCGCGATCTCCCAAAGCAGCAGCGCCGTCGACCGACGCAACGCGACGCGACGCGTGTCGACGATCTCTGCGATGTCGTCAGCACACCAGTCGCCGTGACGTGACGTGAACGGCACAGCAGCGTTGTACGGCCATGACCCGTTCTGATTCTGAATCTTGCACCAGTACGTCGCGTCGGGCACCGCGAACTGCTGCGCGCCAAGCCTCGCGATCGCTAGCGCGCGTTCAGTCGGTCGCCACAGCGCCGCGCGTTTCAGCCTCTTCGCCGCGTTGTATTCGTCGATCGAGCAGGGCCGATAGCGCTTGAATCGTCCGCCGAAGATATCCCACTGGCTTTGACCGGAACGCCCGCGCCCGGTGGTGGTCATCGTGACCCCATGCTCGCGCATCACCAAATGCAGATGCCACATAGCGAACGCGGGGAACGCGACCAGCATTCTCAGATAGCTCGTCGAGCCGGTAGGGCCGACAGGAGCGAGAAGCGCCGGGTCGATCGCCCCGTTGAGTTGACCTTTGATGCAGCTCGGCGGCAGATACGGGAGAATCGTCGGGCCAGCCAACAGATCGGCTCTCAGTACGACACGATGACGACGATACCCGCGCCGCCAGCGCCGCCAGCGCCGGATGCGGAACCGTTCACAGATGCGCCACCACCACCGCCGCCGCCGCCGTACAAGCCGCCATTTCCGCCCGCTGACGACGCCCCAGCGCCAGAGTTAGAACCCCCGCCACCACCAGCACCGGTGTTGGGAAGGTTCGCTACAACCGATCCACCGTCACCACCCGCAGTCGGTGTCGTCGTACCGGCGATGCCACCTGCCGCAAATCCCGACAATCCGCCTGCGCCGCCAGGCGTCCCGACGTTCAATGCGCTGATGTCACCCGCGCCAGCGCCGCCGCCCGCGACCGAGTTGCCGCCTTGTCCACCAGGGCGACCGCCAATATCGGCAACGGTGTTGCCGCCCACACCAGGAGGGGGACCAACGATCTGACCTGTCGGCACGGGTTGGTCGCCATTGCCGGATACCCCGCCCGCGACATTGGTTGTGTTGCCGCCGCTACCGTTACCGCCTCCGAACGCTTTGACCCACACGCCGATCGACGAGAACCCGCCGACAGCGCCAGCGTTACCGTTTGTATCGTTCGCCGCGATTGCCACGCCACCCGCGCCACCCGCGCCGACGACAACGGTTTCGCTAGCCGCTAACGCAGAGAGATTGAGAACGCCTGACAGACGTGCGCCACCGCCGCCGCCGCTGCCGCCGATGCGCGCGGACCCCGCAGCACCACGTCGGCCTGACCCGCCGCCCCCGCCAGCGCCGATGATGACGTACTCAGCGACCTTCGCCCCAGCAGGTTTCACGAAGTTACCGTTCGCGGTGAACACCTGAATGTCGACAACACCCTCGAACCACAGACAGTTCGACGCGTCAAGGCGAAACGGATTCTTATAGTTCGCCGGTGGTGCAGACGTTGGCGGGCACCCACAACCAAGTCCTGGCCCGTCAGCTACGAATCCCATGTGTTCCTCCTAGTAGCAGACCATGATGACAATGCCAGCGCCGCCAGCGCCGCCAGCGCCGGATGCAGAACCGTTCAATGACGCGCCGCCGCCGCCGCCGCCGCCGCCGTAGAT